AACGGTCCCGTAAACGGAACAGTCCCGTCTTTCCCGGTAAACAGTCCCGTATTTCCCGATGAAGCGTCCCGTATTTCCCGCGAAACGGTCCCACAAACGGGACACGGAACCACCATTGAACCACCAGTGGAACCCCCAGGGGAACCATCATTGGTCGCTCGCGAGCCGGTCGCGGCGGACCTGTTCGGCGAGACGCCAGCCCCCAAGCCAGGTCCGGCGCCGACGGAAGCGCGCCCGGCGAAGCCACCACGCGCCAAGGCGAGGTCGGCGATGCCGCCCGACTGGTGGCCGAGCCCAGCGGGCATCGCCTTCGCGGCGGAACGCGGCATGGATGCCGCGGCCCTCCCGGAACAGGTCCAACGGTTCCGCGACAACCACGAAGCCCGCGCGACGCTCTCGGCCAACTGGGATGCGAACTGGCGGACCTGGGCGGGCAACTTCCGGGCCTGGTCCCGCACGGCGCCCGCGGCGAAAGCGGCGCGTCCCAGCGTCCGGGACAGCATGATCCAGATGTTGCGGGGGCCGCCCTCGCGCGGGCCGCCTGAGCCACCGCCTCACCCCGGCGAAACGATTGAAGCCAACGCAGGAGAATTCCACGATGTCCCGTAAGCTCATTCCAGCCCCGCCCGCGACGATCCCGGCCCGCTTCGTCGCGCCGGACATGTCGCTTGGATTGTCGAAGGCGATCGAGAGCGTGACCGATCCACACCCTGACACCGGGACGCCGCCGACATTCCCATGGCCGGTGCAGGCCGAGGCGCGGGCGGTGGGCGACATCATCCGCCACGCCGCTGCCGCGGTGCCACTGGCGCACCTTCGAGCCTGGGTAATGCCCATCATCGCGTCGGCGTACGTGGCAACCGACAAAACACGAACCGACGAAAACCTCGAAATCTGGCTCGCTTCGCTGCAACTCGGGGTTGGCCACCTGGAGGTCGGGGCGTTCACGCTGGAAACGCAGCGGCAGGCGTTGGCCTCGATCAAATTCTTCCCGTTTGTCGCGGATATTTGCGAGATCGTGGCGGGGCCGGCCGTGGAGATACGCACCAGGTTCGACGCCTTGAAGCGGATCATCCGCTCGCCCACCTCGCCAGGTGCCGCATGATGCTGGCCCCGCCCGATGGCGCGCCGTTCGATCGGCTGTTTGTCAAAGCACACCTGGAAGCGGCAGGCGGCACGCTGATCGCGCTGCCGGCGACCGGCACCATGCCGTCCCGGTACAGGGTCGCGTGGCCTGAAATCGTCCGGTCGGTCGAGGACCTGGCCGAGAAGATCGAGGGCGACGACGGGCGGCCGGCGACGCCGACGGCGCAGGCGATTTCCGAGATGGACGCGGCGCTCGACTGGATCGCGCTGCTCGGCAACGCGAAACAAACCAGAAGACTGGTGTGGCTCCGGTTGATGGTTAATCCGCTGACCGATCGGTACATTTGGTCGTGGCGCAAGCTGGAGGACCGGATCGGCCTCAACAAAGACACCCTCATGCGGCGCCATGCGAACGGGCTGGATCGGATCGTCACTCGGCTTAATCATCCGGATTGGCGGTGGTCGCCGACGGACGATTTGCCATGATGTGCTCCGGGCCGGTCCGGGAGTGGATGCCCTGGCATCTGGCGCGTGTGCGGGCGCTGCCGTGCTGCATCCCAGGATGCAGAGGCAACCGGGTCGAGCCGCACCACCTGACGTACGTGCAGCCCAAAGCGCGTGGCCTGAAAGCCGGGGATCAGTGGACGGTCCCGCTGTGCCGGGCGCACCACCGAGCGGGATTTCGAGACAGCCTGCATTCCCGTGGTAACGAGCGGGCATGGTGGGCAGGGCAGCGGGTAGACCCGATCCGACTCGCCATATGCCTGTGGCGCGAGAGTCAAACGGGTTCAAATGTTGGTAGCGGGTCGGTTTGAACGTGTGCAAATGCGTGGAAAGCAATCCTGCTCCCAAGGTCGATGGCGGAGAACGGTCCCAACCACCCATTGGTAACCTATGATGATCATAAGGAACGGCTTTAACATTTCAGCTGTGCCGAGGTTCCGATGGGGGCATTATGTCACCATAATCTATGTTCATGCGCCAGGAAGAAAAACAGACTGGCGAATTCTGTTTACCACCGGATCGGGGCCGGTTTCTGCCCAAAGCCCCCGTTCGGGGCGGCCTAATGCACGGCCGGCCTCAATAATCACCGATCTCTGGTCCGTACTTCGGCGATGCGCGGCAGTTTTTCATCAAAACTGTCTTGCCAGCCACGGAAAGCTTGAGTGACTGCCTGAAGTCTGTTGGAAAGCGCTTGGCCAGATGGTGTGTTTTCGTCCCGTAACAGTCGCATTTGATCCATGACCAAATTGAAAGCCTGGATTGACGTAATACTACGGTCACGAAACAAGGAGTCACGAATCAACCCCGGAGAAACGCTTGTCTGTAGAAGCGAAAGCAACGAGATCAAGGTTTCAACCGAGATACTGCGCGGTGCTCTGTGATCGTCGGCGATATATTCATATATGGCCAACCTATTGAAGGAACAGATTGGACAAATCTGATCGCTCCCACCGATCGGCGACTTGGCCTCAAACCGCGCTTTATACGGTTTCGCGGCATCAGGTGACGGCTTCAACTCGGTCAGTTTGAGAGTGACGATCGGCCCGGCGAGTTCGGCTTCTGGCAGTCTGATTTGGTGGGAGGACACCAACGGGACCACGTCGTTGTGTTCCTCGTTAGTAGCCTCGGTCGATGCGGTCCGGGCGACCGTATGGGGCAACCCGATCAGAATAGAACATATCGGACACGCATAAACCAAGCTGGCGAGCATTTGAGCTGAATGCAGTGCTTGGCGCGGCTCCTGAAAGCACGCTTCGCAAATCAATGCCGATCCCCGGGCCTGCCGGTTCCAGGGAGCAGCCCCGGCATGGCATCCAAACAGGTTCCCGCAAAAACCGTGAGATGCCAGCTCCGCATGGCTCAGATCTCGCACCGGCGGGAACTGTTGCATCGGATTGTCGCATCGAGGACATATGCTCTCGCCGGGATTTCCCTTCGAAGTCGGCGGAAACAGGCGATCGTCGCGGTCCGAACAGGTTGCGCAATATTGCAACAGGGTCAGACAACGCGGACATTCTGTCGGTTCGGACAGACGTGCCGTGTCCAGATGCAACGGGTACCTACACTTGTCGCATTCATGAAAAGCTAGGTCCGGGTGACGGCCGCATTGGAAATGGCCCGGTTGTCCAGTAATAGATGGGCCCCGTCGCAGATGATGACGCCGGGGAGGGTCGTCACAACCCTCGGGGCAGGTCGGGAATATGAAGTGCCGTTTAGGATCTTCGCCTTCGCAGACGAAGGGATTGCGCCGGGGCTTCGCGATCAGCTTGTTGAAAGTTGGGTTTGATTCGCCTCCGACCCCGTCCCGATAAAATCGCATGAGGCCCGCAGGTATCGCGTTGGCCCGCTTCTCGGCCGGCGTCGCGCATCCTGGGCAGCGTGTATCGTCATCCCGGGGACGACGGGACATGTTGGCCTGACGGCGTTCGCCGCAGCTCTCTTCCACGACGCACTGGGGACAAAATTCTTCATCCATATGGATCGGCACGGCGGCGTGTGACGGCACGTCGCAATGCCAAAAGGACGTTTTGAGGGGACCGTGGCAGGCGGGGCAGGACGTCACGGACTCTGGAGGAGCCGATCCAAGGACTCGGCGCAGCCGTGTATCGACGTCATCGGCGGTGCAATCAACATTGCCACAGCGGCTGCGGATCGGCCGTTCGCATTTTGGGCAGAACAGTCGTGAGTGACTTTCAATCCTGAGATCAGCGTCGCATCCCGGGTTGCCGCAAAGGACGGGATCGCCAGTATGCAGCGCGTGCACCAGCGACGGCAGCAGGTCGGCGGCGTCGCGATGCACGTGCAGCAACCGGCGCTCATCCCGAGGGACGTCCATGTAGCGGAGATGCAGGTCGCGTATCTGCGCGATGTCCACAGCGGGGTGATACAGGTCCTCGAGGAATACCAGCGGGATGTCCGATGCGCCCGCGTCGGCGGGATCCTTACCGAAGATTGTTCTGGTCCGTGATCGAAGCATTCGCCACGCCGCACGAACACCCGGGTCCTTTGCGTCGCCAGCCAGTTCTTTTGGCACCGCCAGCACGGGCTGTTTGATGGGTAAATTGCTTTCCACGTAACCCGGAGCGAACACGTTGCTGCGAATGGCTCTGAGCGTCTGATCGATGGGTTCCGTGCCGCCGATGCGGACCTGGATCACGGATGCCTCGGTGGGTAAGTCGTGCAACACGATATCGATGAAGGCGTCACAGAGCCGTTCCAGTGTTTCCGTCGCGTTCGCGACGCCGCCCAAGCGAACAAGCCGAACAAGCGCGGCGTGCCGCAGTGGAAACTGGAGCACGAACAGGTCCGCAATTTCGACGTCGAGGGATGGTTTGTCGTCCACCGGCGGCTCTGCGATCCTTTCCAGGACATGGTCCCAATCTGATTGGGCGGCCCGCCCGGTGAGGGCCTTCATCTCCTTATGAAGGAGCGCAAGGGCGGGATGCGTTTCGCGCACGCGCACCTCCCTCGCCAACTGTCCTGGGCGACTGAGCCGGTACCTCAGGCAGTCGACGATGGCGCGGAAAACCGGGCCGGTGATAACGGCTGGGTCATCCGCCGTACTAAAGCGCGCTGCGACACGAGCCAACAGGGCACGCTCACGGTCGAGCAAGGACTGACGCAATTCGGCGAGGTGCGCCCGATTCTTATCGTCTCGCGCAACGAGTTCGCGTGCCTGGACCAGCAAGACCTCGCGAAGCCGTAGCGTATCAGCTGCGGGCCATGTCGCCAGCAGGTCAAGAATCCTCTGACGGTCTTTTGTATACCGGGTCCGTAATATGCCCGCGAGCTCAACGAGCAGCTTCGAATAGTGTGGTTGCAGATCGGCAGCGCCGCCGAAGGCGGTGCCAAAGAGCTTTGGGAAAAATCCACTCGTGCCGCCATCGTAGATCGAGGCCAGTTTCGCGAGCGGGACGGGAATGTCGACAATGGGAGTATCGGTCACCGGTACTACCGGATCGCCGGGCAGCGGGAGTGATCGAAGTGTCCTGGCCATAGTCGGGCCGAGAACCTCGCCGTCATCGACGCGTTGGCGCGCCCGGTCCAGTGCAGACGCATAGGCGGGTGCGAATACGACCGTGGGGGGGCCGGCGATGCGATCCAGAATGGCCGCAGCATGGTCGGTACGGTCCTGTTTGTCCGCCGTCAGGGCTCGCGCCACCAGTCCGCGTATGAGCCCCACAAGTGGCCCATCAGGTCCGGGGGTGGCGTTCACGCCGGGAGGCGCAGGTAGTTTACACTCAGCCGCCAGCTTTATCGGATGTTGAATGACATCGCTTCGCGTGATCCAGATGTCCGGGCCAATAGAGTTCGCGGCCTGCGTCAAAACCTCCACCGTCCGTGCGATGCCCGCCGGCTCGTACTGCTGCGCTCCCGAATGCACCTCGCTGAGCATCACGTGATCAGCGAAGAATTCGTTGCTTAGTACTCCGATGAGCCAGCCGGGCATCTTCGGCGCCGTCTGCTCACCGCCTTCGCTGGAGCAGGGAAGCTCAAAATCTATGCCGCTGCCGTCCAGGTTCGATTCGTCAATCGAATCTGCCAACATCCTTAGCATTCGCAACGCGACGAATCGCCTGATGTAATCTGCCGGAATGAAGGGGAAGGCACGCGCGCCGATGGCACCGAACACATGGCGCCGGCGTTCCTGGCTCTCGCCGCGATGCGAGGGACTCGCCGCGTTCTGCGGCACGTACCGCGCGGCGTGCCGGATATCAAGACGCAGCCACGCCAAGAGATTTACTGCGGTGACATAACATGTGGCCGCAATTGATCGCTGCACAGCATTGTCAGCCCCATCAGCGCCCACGCCCACTGCAGCTTGCACGAATACGTCATCGAATACCGGCGATCCATTGGCCGTTGCCCGATATTCCCCTTTGCCAGGGTAATTCACCTGGTTCAAGCAAGTTCGGTCGGCCCAGTTGGTCCAGGCGGCCAGTTCCATGAGGGCGGCGTAAGCATTTGGCGCGATGCGCTCGGACGGCGTCGCGCCGCGATGCGTGTCCGGCAGCACGAAAAAGCCGTGTACAGGACAGCGCGGCAGGGTCATGCGGACAAGCAACGCCACATCCCAGAAAATCCCAGCGCCGGTGCCACCGGCCAACGACGATACGATCACGACCCGAGGATCGTCTTTCGTCAGTTGCTGCAGCTCTCCTTCCAGTCTCGGAATGAAATCGGAAAGCGACCGGAACAGCGCGACGCGTCCAAGCGGACGGTATTGTTGCGCGCCTCCACCCGTGCTGGTTTGCTTGTCGCTGATACCAGCTCCGTCATCTGTCTCGCGCCACGGGTACCAAGCGTCGATGGCCGGATGGCCTATCGTTTCGCCGTCAGGTAGCGAACCCCCGCCATGCCTTCGCTTGGTGTTGTCCTGTTCCAGGCGCTCGACCGTCGCGGCGATTTGGGCGGCCTCGAGCGGAAAGAAGCTGTCAAGCACAGGCAGAGGCCCTGGCCGAAGCAAGCGCCCCTGGCCGGCTGAACGATCAATCTCAAGGATGGTTGTCAGGTCGATGTCGCTGGCGGTGTTGGACTCGCGTTCGGTGTCCACGCCAAACAGTAGCAAGCGGTTTCCGTCGCGATCCTGGGTGAGGCCCGGGTCGGAACCGGCCTGGGCGATTGCCTCGATCAGCCGCAGCACGTTGACGCCGGTTCCACCTAGCCCGATGATAAGGGCAGGCGCGCGCTCGACCGGCTTAGTCGGCTGCTCTATCGTTCCGGATGCGGATCTTGCCATGTCAGGCCCCCAAGACCATCATGACCTGACTGCTAAACGGTAACCACCGTTCCCAGGCGATCGAATGGCCAAACAGGGCCCACAGAAAGAGGATCAATACGAACCAGATCACCAGCAACGTGGCAACGGTCTGGCGGAACCATGTCCATCTCTGATCGAACGCTTCATGATCAACGCTGACGCGATCATCAGGCGCACCTTCCGGCCGTATCGGTCCGAGCAGGAAGCGTCGAGCATGTACGGCACAGGCAAGCAGGAAAATGAAGGTCGAAATTTGCAGGTACTGTGCTGAAAGGTCTTGATCGCTGAAGTAATCGCTGATCGCGATGCCAACCTGGATCATGGCGATGATCAGAGTGAGAACGGTGAACCACTCATTGATCAACGATAGCCATGCAGTGCGCGCCCGTGAACCGGCCAACCCCTGGGACCCGAGCCACTTGAGGCGTCGCTTTGCTCGTCTGTTGTCGTGGGATATCGTTCCCCAGATTGTTCCGCCATGCCGGACCAGCGTCAGAGCGGGAAAGAGTGAGACAATCGCCAAAACTCCGAAAAGGAAATTCAGCTTTAGAGGCAGGCGTTTGATATCGGCGATGTTCTGTCTGCTCTCGATCCAGAACGGCGTCTGCGGATCTGCGAACGGATGCTGAACGGACGCTTTGACGGTCAGTTGTGCGTCCTTGAGTCGTTCCAGGAAAAGATCATTGGCCACGGTCCTTGGCGCGGACACGATGACCAACCGGCGAAGCCTGCCAAGTGTCTCGGGCGGGGCTTTGTCGGGCTGTTTGTTTTGCAGCATGTGGATACCGCCACTTGTCACGATGTCCTCCGACCAAGCGAACATCGGCGGATCGTTTTGAGGCCAGAGGCGAATCGCGGGATCGAAATTCGCAGAGATCGCGAACTCCACCATGTGCGGATTGGCGAAAGGCAGAAGCTGCGGCCATAACGATTTGAGTTCCAAGGACATCTCGGCATTGATCAAAGTGGCGGAACCGCGCGCGCCCAACGCGCCGCGGGGGAGGTCTAGTTGTCCCCTTTCCGATTCGGCGCCGGTGAGGGCGACCAGCGCCAAGATACGCGATCCGGTCGCAGACGCCGGTTCCATCGTGTCGCTTTCGACGAATGGGATCGGTAGGCGGGCCTCGAATTCATCCGGTGTGGGATTGGCGCTTCCTTTAACCGGTACGTAATGAAAAAACCTGGCCGGCCTCGCTTCATTCGGATCGGTCCTCGTAGCACCTGGGTCAACCTGAATGTCCTTCAACCAGACCTTACCACCCAAAGCTGGGCCCGACGACTCCGCAAGGGTAGCCAGCTGCGATATGGCGATTTCGGTGGGTGCACCTCGCAGGACTGTTGGCAGTAGCAATATTCTGATCTGGTCTGGGGTCTTGCCCTGCTCAATACGCTGGATATCGACACGCGCGAGGGGCGGGACCTCAACCTTGACCGGTTCGGGCAACATAGGCGCGCCACCGGGGTCGAACAACTGCATCCAAAGGGTTGGGACAATCACCAATCTGTTCCAGTCCGCCGATACGAAATCGCGGCCGGGCGGTGTGATGGGGATCTCCGTCTCGGGCGGGACCGGCACGCTATCTTGGTCGACCCGCGGCACGACGCCCTCCAAGAAGCCATCCTGGCTCTGTGTCTTACCCTCGATTAGTGGCGCGTCGTTTTGGTTAATGTACAGCCGGACGCGTGCTGGCGGCACAGCATTAGAATTCTTACCGGCCCGCCGGAACCGAATGACCGCAGTGGCGTCCTTGCCGATCGCCAGCACGGCTCTGTCTACCGCGATCCGGCTCGGCGGCAGGTCAAAGACACCGTGAGCCATATGCTCAGTGTCGTCGGGGTTGGGTTGATCGCGCAGAACCCACTGAATTCGCCGGGCGCCAATTTCGCGTGCCGTGATCAGGAACCGGTCGGGCAGCACGAACGTCAGTTCGCGCCGCCGAGTATTTGGGTCGCCCGCCTCAGAGGGCGGCAGTTCATATAATTCGGAGGTGCCAAGGCGTCTTAACTGGTTCACCGCCAGCAAGGCCGTATCCCGTACCGGCGACGTTCCGACCGTCCCTTCAGCGATCAGCATCAGGGAGCCAATCGGCCTGGGAGTGAGCAGCGTTTGCCGCACGGAGAGCTGCAACAAGTCCGCCTTCGATCCGGCCGGCGCCACATCGGCCGTTTCGCGCGGCATGAGCTTCGCTGCAAAGACCTCCAAAGGTTCGATCGGATCGAACAGCTGACGAGGCAGAATGGGATTGCCCAACTCGGTTCTGTTGGGCGCGAGGAACAGCCGATTCGAAGCGCCCTGGTAATTGCCTAGCCAGAGTTGTTGAATTCGGATGTAGTCTATCGAGAGGCGTTTCTCGAATGGGGCCTGTCCGACATTGAGATCCGTTGGCTGATTATACACCGGCACGGCGCCCCCGCCCGATAGGCCAATCAAGATCTGCTCAATGTGCCGGGCGCGAGCTGGTCCGCTCGCGATCGCCCGAATGCCAAGTTCCAGGCCCCAACCACCGGCGTTCTGATCGTAGTTGATCGCCAGTCTTTCAACAGTGAATCCGGCTTCAGGCAGACGCGCGAGCCAATTGACTAGTTCTGGAACCTGTGTCGCTAGCGTCGCCGTACCGCCAGGCCCAATGGGCACGTCGACGACACCCCAATTCTTGAGATCGCCCCCGAGGAGCTTGTCATAAATGTCCTTCAATGCTCCGGCGGGAGGCGGCACGCTGCTTGCCTGGGTCTGCCGCAGCAAGACAATGGCGGATTTCGGGAACCCTTCGCCAAAATGGGAGAGCCAGAACGCGTTGATCTGGGCCGTTTCCGTGCTCCCGGCGATTTTGGCGCGAAAGTTTTGTTGTGTGACCGATCGCATTTCCATGGCGTCGCGCGGATCTTTGAAATTGTCTACCATATCCGAAACGATAATGAACAGCCGGATGCGGGGCGCCGTGTCCGCCGGCGACTGATCGCGCAGCAGACCCGCGATATCCGTCAGCACCCGGTCATGAAAGGTGAGTGTCTTGTCAATGGGCTTTTCAACCCAGGTCTTGATATTGCCAGCGGCCTCGTTGATGACGGCGTCGCGTTGATCAGCCGCGCTGATGCGTGAATCCATCTTCTTGGATATGTCGCCCGAGAAGGTGACGATCCGGAGGGTGTCGCCGGCGACCAGAGGCAGGTTCCCCAGCATCGCCAACAGCGCTTCGCCAGCGGACCTTGGTACGTCGCTTGGTTGCTTCAGCTTACTGAAAAATCCGCTCTCCTGTAGATAGATGTGCAAATCCATCGGTGTCGTACGACTCTGTGCCATCACGATCCTGGGCAGCAACAACATCCCAGCCAGCAGCAGCGCCGGGACTATGAAACCAATTGTGATCCGCTGGAATCGCATCACTTCCCTCACATTCGGAACACTTGGTGCAAACCGAATGCCAAAAGCAGGAAGTCACCGAATCAACGGATTATGGCTCGTTCTCATAACGGGATTGTGTCCGTTCAGCGGACATGATCCATGATGTTACAGAAACGCCGACGCCGCCTGCCGTCAGGGCGCCGTGCCTGGTTCGGCCCCTTACTTCAGGGGCGCCAGTTCCGCCTTTCGATCATGCGGTAAAGCGTGGGACGCGAGCAGTGCAAGATCCGGGCTGCCTTCGCTATGTTGAAGCCTGTCAGGCGCAGTGCGGCGAGTCCCCGTTCTTCCGCCGCAGCCTCGACGGTCATCGCGTTGCTACCGCTGGTCAAAGTAAGCTCCGGGCAAACCTCTTCAATGGCCTCAAGGATGTCGTCAATCCCGAGTACGGCATGCCGTGGGGAGACCCGAAGCGCAGCGTTTGCGACCACGGCACGCAGTTGGCGAATGTTCTCCGGCCAATCGAAACTGATCAGCAGATCGAGTGCATCCTGGCGAAACAAAGCCTGCCCGCCCTCCACTGCCTCTAATTGCAAAAAGTATGCCGCCAGGCTGCGGATCGCATCAGGGGAACGCCGCAACGGCGTCAGGCGTAGACGCCATTGACGCAGCCTGGCACGCAAGTCCGGCAAGAACCGTCCAGAGGCCGCGAGCTTGTCGAGGTCCTTGTTCGACGTCGCCACGATCCGAACATCGGCGGCACGCTCCTGAACCTCGCCTAGCGGCGTGAACCGGCCATCGTCGAGGAACCGGAGTAGCGCGGCCTGTATTTCCAAGGACAGATAGTCCACATCGTCGAGGATCAGCGTTCCGCCACTTGCCTGTTCCAGCATTCCGACACGAGCGGCAAGCGCGCCGGTGAACGCTCCTCGAACATGGCCAAAAAGCGCCGAGGGACCCGTTCCGGTGTCGATCTCGCCACATCCGCGTTTTACGAGCGGGCCAGTCGCGCGCGGCGAATGCTGATGGATCCATCTGGCCAGCACTGTCTTGCCTGTTCCGGTCTCTCCCTCGATGAGGACCGGGGCCGGTTTGGCCGCGATCAGACCCGCGCGCCGCAATATCTCGGCGCCAGCGACTAGATTCAGGAATGGCGGATCGCTGTCACGCTCATTCGTGAAAGGTACTGGGTGGTTGTCAGCGATTGTGAGGCCCATGATGGGCGTTCCTTGGCCGGCGGGAGAGAACATTATTGCAGCAAAACTATCGCACGTCAATGGTACCCGGTGGCTACCCGGTGGCTACTATTCGACTATCAGGGCGACTAACGCGAAAATCGCAATAATTGACCAAATGTCACGCGGCGTCGCCGCAGATATCGGCGCGCGATGGTCGGGGCGAACAGCGTCTCATGGCTACACGATTTAGGCGAGAGAGGAACCAGATGACACGGGACGCTTGGGGCAGAGCATGCAAGCGCCGGAACAGCCTGACGAAAGCGGACCCACGACCATCTCTTGCTTTTCACGAGCGGGATTTGCTGGAGATGAGTGATGACATCGGCGTGTCAGCGGCGCATTTTCTGGACGAACGACAAAATTGTGAGTTGATGTCGAAAATAGTAAACCCCATTTTCGTTACATTGGGAAGACGGAATGGTGTTCGTGTACGGGCAACAGACGCCCGGTTTGGATCGGTTCTGAAATTTCCGGTGGGGCCAGTCGCGTGACGGAGATTAGGCCTCCGCAGCCTGACTGGTGTCGTTCGCCCAGTCCACCCGATATTCGTGGCCGAGCCGGATGATGGCGTCCATCGCCCGCCCGATCATGGCGTGATACGCTAGCCGGGGCATCCGTGACTCCGCGTGGTCTGATCCGGCATAGGCTTCGTCGGTCCGGTAGCGGATCAGCGGCACCGTGACGGTCACGTTCTTCTCGGACAGCGGCAGGACGATCGCCGAGACCTGTTCCCGGATCAGCGCGTCCAGGTCCAGCAGCGCGCGGGCGGCGGCGTCCGGGATGCTTCGCGTTCCGCCTTCCCAGTTCTGGACGGCGCGCAGCGTGCAGTGCAGGTAAAGCCCGGTCTCATGCTGTGTCAGGCCGCACGCCTCCCGCAGCGTGATGAACCCCGCCGGGGTCACCACTCCGGTCGATCGCTTGCTCATGACGCGCTCCTGGCCCGAGGTCTTTGGGAAACGGGTTGGCCCGGTGCAACGCGGCGAGCAGCCGGATGTGATCGGCGATCGGCGGTGGCACGCGCCGCTCGCCCGAGAACCATCGGTTGACGGTGTGCTCTCTGATCCCGCTGGCGCGAGAGAGGGCGGTCGCACCCCAGGACAGGTCCGCGCAGCACGTGGCCAGTTCCTCGGGCGTCATGTAGTTCACCGGGGCGTTCATCGCGGGCCTGACTGGGTTTTGGGCGGAAAATATAGCACGTCATTGAGGAATTTCTTTCGATAAATCAAGCGAACAGGTCGGGCTCCCGTGCGGCGCGAGCCGGAGCGGGGGTGGGCCTCGGCGGGGGCGGCGCATCGGTCAGGACAAAGCCGAACGCCTTGGCCAGGTCGTGGCGCTGGATGTGGGTTTTCAACCCCAGCGTCAGCGGGAAGACGCGGGTGGTGCACGGCTGCCCGGCCTCAGCGCCGCACAGGTAGCACGCCACGGCGAGGCCAATCGCGTCCATGGCCTCGCCTTTGCCGGTCCAGATGACGGACATGGTCCGTTACCCCGTTGGCAGGCGTTCGCGGATCCAGTCCGCCATGCCTTTGAGCACCGTGATGGCGTTTCCGGTCCGGCCCGCTTCCAGGTGGTCCAGCGCATCGCTCACATCGGCGTTGAAGTCTTCGAGCGTCATGGTCTCGATCGTGGTGCCGGGCCTGGCGACGTAAGCGAGGGTTTCGCACTCCGGGCAGCGCCCAGCCGGGCTGGGATCGCCCGGCGTCAGGCTGCAACTCTCGATCTCGCGCAGGGCCGAGAATGGCCCAGCCCAGCCGCAATCGTCGCACTTGCACGGGGTGGCCGGGCCGGGCGCGTCGATCTCAACCACGTAGTCGTACGATGGGTATTCGGTCATTGTCAGTGTCCTGGTTTCAGCGTGTAGCCGAGCGTGACGGTCTGGCCGGCGGTCGTGACCTGGTATTGCTCGCCGCGCCGGGCCTGGAGGCGGGCGGCGTCGGGCTCGATCACGGCCCTCAGATCGGGCGGACATTCGGGCTCGACCGCCAGCGTGAGCGTGTCGAACGGCAGGAAGGCAAGGCGCTTGTAATCGCCGTCCGGGTGGGGCGGTTTCCGGTCGGCCCAAACGAAGCCGGCCGGGAATACGCCACAGAAGATGCGGGGTTCGCACATGGCTCAGCGTTCCCCCGGCAGCATCAGGACCATGCCGACGTCCGGGCCCCCGTCTTCAACGTACAGCTTGATCCCCTGCGACAATGGGAAGTCGGAGTACTCGATCTGTTGCGTGATCAGCGGCGGACTCTCGAAGTTGCCGTCGTCGGCGGTCGCGACCCATGCCTGATGTGTCTCCGTCCAGTCCGGCGCCCGCTCCAGCGTCCAGACCTGGAATGGTTGGTCGAGCAGCGGCGCGCGGCCCTGGTAACTGGCGACAAGATCGACCAGCCAGTATGCGTCACACATCTCCCGCATGACGTCGATGCCGTCGGTGAAGATCAGCCGATTGGTGAAGTGCCTGATATAATGATCGGTGCCGTTGTACTGGGCCAGCGCGGCGAGGATTTATTTCCGCCTCCGCCGGCCTGACGCGAGCGGCCCGCGTGGCGGGCGCGGGCGCCGGGATCGGCGCGAGGCTGGTCTCGGGGCAGGGTGGGCCAAAAATCGAAACGAAGGGCATCACACCGTCTCCAGGTCAGAGGTATCCATCTCGCCGTCGGGCGAAGGCTCCATCTCGAACTCGTCCTTCACCGGTTCGTGGTCACGTTCGGCGTATTCCGGATGCAGCCGGGCATACCAGTCAGGCGCGGCCCGCTTCATGTGCCATTCGTGCACGTCGTCGTTGGGCTCCAGCGCGCCGAGTTCGACGTATTCCGGGCCATTGGGCAGCACTTCGCCCGGCCAGAACCGCGCCCTGGGGAAGGCCACGTCGCGCGGGCTGCGCACCGTCTTGCCGCAGGGCAGCGAGCAACTGACCCACGACGCTGGCAGGCGGGCGCAGAGCCTGGCTTCTGGCGACAAATCCCAGCGCTCGCCGTACGCCTCGCGCGCCAGCATCCGAGCGGCGGTGAAGGCGGGCATGAAATCGGCGAACCCGGAATAGGACTTCGATTGCGTGATGCGCAGCGGCTTCGCGGCCCGCTCGGCGATCTTGAAGGCCCCTGCCAGCGCGCGCTGGTCAGCCCGAGACAAAGCCGTGATGCTGACCAGCACGGTTGCCAGGGCCTCGGACGCGCCGGCGTAAGAGGCTGGCACGACGGGCGAGGAACGCGCGGCGCGGCCCTCGACCACGGTTACGGTGTCCATGCCGAACATCATCGGCTGGCGGATCACGATGGCGGATTGCAGGCTGGTCATATCACGTCTCCGGGTTGGTCTTTGGCTGGGGGATGCAGGGTGCCGACGTACGGCAGTTCGTCGCCGGCGGTGATCGCGTCGCGTTGGGTGCGCCCGGTGGGCCGAATGACGGCATCGCCCAGAACGAGGCTGTTGGCCCCGCGGGGACGTTCGATGCAGACACTTTCGACGCCCAGGAACGCGAGAGCGCTTTCCGAGCGCCGCCACAGCGCGTCCATCATCTGGCGCTTGTTCCATTGCCCGTAGCAGAGCAGTGCGCGGGTACCGTCGCCCCGTACGATCTCGATCTCGTAAAGGGTGGCGCAATTGTGCAGGCGTTCCAGCCGGCGCAGTTGCTCGGGCGTGAAGGCGGCCGCAGGTTTGGGCGGGGCGTGGAGTGGCGCGGTGGTGTTGCCCCGCGCCGCCCAGGGTTTGAACAGATCCATGTCCAAAACTCCGTTGCGGCCGGAGCGGGTCACGCTCCGGCCTTGGTTCAGAATTTATGGACGTTTCAGGGACGCGTTTTGGCCGCCACGATCAACGCGGCGATCCGCTCCTTCGCGGCCCGGCGATCGGCCTTCCTGGCGTCGATGTACCGTTGAATTTCAACGGTGGTGACGCATCCGGCGGTCGCGCCGCCCATGTCGGGAATGGCGCGCGCGAGGGTGTGATTGAAGGCCAGATCGTCTGCTGTCATGCAGCTTGCCGCGAACGACGGCGCACCGCCGAGCATCGACAGAGTCAGCGCGGCGGATAGGATTGTGGTGGTACGCATGGTGATGAACCCTTTCGGTTCAAATCAAGCACATCGCCTGATTTGTTCGTATCTTACGCTCAAAGCCGAGGGAATGCAACAACTATTTTGCACATGATGGTGTGCCGAGCCCGAGAAATATTCCGATTTTCTGAACTATCCCCTTCCAATCCCGGACGGAATGTGCGTATCGGAGGGGTATGGTAGGGAATCGTACGCGAGGGGCTCCGCAGGTGAAGCCAAAGGCGACCGCCCAGCGCCTGTTTCAGGTGTCATTCGCACCGATTGACGAACTCCACCCCGACCCGAAGAACGCTCGCACGCACAGCGAATCCCAGCTTGCGCTGCTGAAAAAGTCGCTGCGAGAGTGGGGTTGGTACGCGCCGATCGGCGTGGCCCGCGGGCTGGTGGTGTTCGGCAACGGCAGGCTGGAGGCCGCGAGGGGGCTCCGAGATGAGGGCGTGCATATTGACGGGACTCCGTCCCCGGATGAGGCGCCGATCGTCGATCTGTCGCATCTGAGCGCGGAACAGATCAAAGCCCTGTCGTTGGCCGACAACCGGCTGCCCGAACTGGCGGGCTGGGACAACTCGCTCCTGGCCGAGGCTCTGGGCGAACTGAACGCGGCGGCGTTCGACATTACCTCGATCGGCTTCTCCAACGCCGACCTCGCTTCGCTGACCGAGGCGTTCGACCCGGCCTCGATCATCGTGGTCCCGGTCACCCCGGTCGATGACCGCTTCTGGATTTCGATACGCGGTCCCCTTCGGTCTCAGGCCCCCGCGTTGCAGAAGCTGCGCGTGTTGATGGCGGAGATCGAAGGGGTCGTGGTGGAAAACGGCACCGTGACAGACGATGGCCCGGCGCGTCTCTAAAGGGTTTTCCACGACGCTGGACGCGACGCGCCGGCAGCGGCGCAACGATCCGGCCGTGCGAATGGCGAAGGCGCAGTTGCGCCGCAACGTGCTGACTGCCATCGGCCCAGACGAGGCCTGCGTGTTCGACGCCTTCGCCGGCAAGGGCGAGATGTGGGGGCTGGTGTGGCGCGACGCCGGCGGATACGTCGGCTGCGACCGGGATTGGTTCAGTGACGAACGCATGGCGTACGTCGCGGACAATCGTCGCGTGATGCGGCACATCGACCTTTCACTATTTAACATTTTCGACCTCGATAGTTTCGGCGGCCCGTGGGAACAGGCCATCATCATGGCCGCGCGCCGTCAGGTGAAACCGGGCGAGCGGATCGGATTGGTGCTGACGGACGGCTCCAACCTCGATCTTTCCCTGGGCGGAATGACCGCGCCGCTGCGGGAAATCGCCGGGTTCACCAGCATCCCGGCGGGCGCGGCGTGCTCGCACGCGGAAATCATCGAGCGTGCCATCAATGGCGTGTGCCGCAGGATGCGGGTGAGACCGGTGCAACGGTGGGAGGCGAAGGGTGCCAGCGGCGCCAAGGTTCGCCACATCGCGCTGGTGTTGGAAGGGGCGGAGGGCGGCCTCCAGGACGCGAGAGGTCTAGGTCTTGCTTGATGTGCTGTTCGAGATAAGAGACAACATACTCAGAACAGCAGGCTCCGAGACAAGTTCGATGGAGGTTCTGCCATATGAGGTCCGCGACAGAAGCTCCATCAACGGAGTAACATGCGGTTCGCCATCAAACTGACGCGAATAATCAACCAATTCATCACTCAACCACTTCTCTTTTGGCTCCCTTTCAGCGATTTCTCCAAGCTTCTCTAGTAAAATTCTTACTGCCTCACGATGCTCCTCGGTTCTGTAATAAGTGCGGAAGATCATCGTGTCAGCAGGTTGCAGCTCACGAGCCACCCGATGCAGATGTTCAGCTATATCGTCGCAGCGAGACAACAGGCCCTTGGCGATTTCAGCGAAACGAATATCGGACAGCACATGTCTCGATGCACTCGATCCAGCAAGCGAGAGAAGCCAGCCTCCCGCGTTCGAAATGGTGTTTCGAAGGTCGTGGAACGCACGCCTAGTGCTCAAGTATGGCCCGGTGTCCTTGTCGCACAGTAATTCCAGGAAAGAAGAAATTCGGCCGTCATCGTTCCAGTTCACTCGACTGCGATTCAAGAAAACGGGTAGGAGCACTCGCTCTGCTTCGTCATCTATCGTTAGAGATGCGAGTTTAAGCAATTCAGAAAGTAACCTGTCGGCTTGAATAAATAACCGACCGTTCTTCTTTCCAGGACCCGCGGACACAATGTCTTTAATGGTCGACGTGAAGCGCTCATTGAGTTCCAGTCTCCCGTGAAGGCCCCTAATGCTGATCCTCCGGCGGAAGTTAGCAAGTTGAATCACCAATAAACCACCGAAACGTAATCTGATGGGTGATGGAATCATTAAATCTGATCTCACTTCAGTAAGATTTGATCTACCTGCCGCATGAACGCAGCGTACTGCTTTCGTGTTACAGGCTTTGAAAGGATAAGATCAGATGAAACTCCGATCTTTTTGAGTTCTGCCGCCGCGATGTTCATCGTTTTGATATCGTGACCTGTAACTACGATAATAGGTGTACTATTGCGGATCGCAGTCTCCGCGACAAGCACCCCGCTCAATTCGGAATAGCTACGGAATACAAGGTCAGTTATACACAGTCGTACATTGTTTTGGTCGCTGAGAATTTCACACGCAGCCTTTGGGTCGCTAATTAGTTGCACGTGATAGCGCGCGGCAAACCGCTCCTCAATCTGAATATACAGGCCACTCGAGGTCGTTAGATCATCGTCGACCAAAAGTACTCGCAATCTTTCGTCAACTCTTCCCCAGCCCCTTATTATCAAATCCACCTGTTTTTGAAGGACAGAGGGAGACTCCGGAACCAGGTCGAGCAAAATGCCAATATCATGCACGAGCTGGTACAATTCTGCTGAATTATCAGCATGGAGCGCGTTAAAACCAGTCAGCGGGCCGGCAAGCATTGACGATTTCGAACCATGCATCAAAACCGGAATGAGGGGTTTGCCGGCGCCCCAGCGAGCGCCAAGCTCGAACAGGACATAGGCAGAACTGACTGAGTTGTGCGATATCAGGCCAATCAACACAACTGCGCCAGAAATCTCTCTACGTATTTGCTCGTCGGTGTACGCCCCTCCTGGGAGCCGGGAACCGTCGACGCTAGTACAACGAATGTCCCTGGAGGGAAGATTGAACGCAGCCTTGAATAGATCGATCAGTTGTCCTGCGATTTGCGCATCATGTGAACTGTGACTAATGAAGATCTTCGGCGGAAGACAGGTTTGGCGGTCGATCATAGTTTTCACCGTCCCACGGTGGGCTCTCTCTCGCTGCCAGGGCAGGTTCGACGAGAATGCCCAACCCAATCTTTAACTACATGATCCACAAGCCAGTTGCGGCGATGGCCGGAGCAATCCCCTGGTGTTTGCTCCGATGGGATAATACGACATCCGGGTGGCACCCGCTATACGTGAAATATTCCGTCGTCGGGCGTTGGTGGGGTCTCCCGAATGTTCGGTTCCCACCTGGAGCCGCATGTCAGAAGAAGTCCGATCCTTAGCGGAATTCGATGGTCGGCGGTCGAAGCGCCAGGACGCCCGCGCAGGTAGGCCGTCTAGCCCCCCTGGCAGCAGGCCCCGCTCGCCGGAGCGTCAGGCGAGCACGGAAGTCCGCAAGCGCTTAGTGTGACGATGAAATGCCGCCGGCCACTGGCGCCACGTGCGGCCGTCCAGCGTGGCACCGCCTTGCTCACCGGTGACGGTCGGCCTCCCCGCCTTGTTCAATCCGATCTGGGCAAGCTGCTCGCCGGCTGCGATCGCGTTGCGGATGCGATCGAGGCGCGTCAATCCGCTCCGCTCCTGGTAAAGTGGATTGTTGGCCCACTGGCCGAACTGCTTGAACCACACCGCGGCCCTGGCCTCGACCCCGAGGTTGACGGCGGTCCTGATCCACTCGACCGGGCAATCTCGCGCGCCCGATCCCGACTCCCCTCCCACCAGGATCCAATCCATGCCGTGAAACGTCATGGACAGCGGATTGCCGATCAGCGGCTCGACCGAGAGGAAGGCGCAGAAGTCTCCCAGGTCATCTTTCATGCGCCGCAACGTGTCGATGCGCTGCCGAACCTTTGGCCCCTCGACGGTCAGCCCGAGCCAGATGTTGGGCGGCACGCCACGCCCCCTGTACCGATCGGTTATGTAACGTCGCATTGTGGTCTGGCGCTTGCTCAGCACCTGGAACGCGGCCCCGGTATTCGCCTCCATCGCGTCGAACACGAGATCGCGGAAGGAGTCCGGGATTTGCTCGTGCATCAGGTCCGACATGGAGTTGACGAACACCAGCCGCGGCACCAGGCCATCGGGCGTCTTGATGGGCCGGAACTGCGCCCCCTGCGCGATCCGCTCCGGGTGAAGCTGTACGTCCTCGAATGCGTGGTCCATGAATCGATTGACGATGACCTTGGCGTAACAAAAGGCGCAACCATCCGAGATGGCGGTGCAACCGACCGTCGGGTTCCAGGTCGAATTGGTCCATGAAATATCGGTCTTAAGTACTGTCATTGAAATTTTCCCTTTGGGTTGGATTACGGCGATCAGCCAAATGTACAACGGCACGCCACCAACCTTGCTGGTTAACATGGTGCGATCCCTTCATGATCACCAGGCCAGACCGAACTTGTCGGCGCAGATCGGGCCGTAACCGGCATCGACGGATCGCCCATCGGTCAGTTCCAGCCCACAGAAACAGCAGCGCCCGAACCGCTGGCCATACATGCGGGCTTGCGCGGCCGGCGCCGCGGCGAACGCGACCAGCGCGGCGCCAATCTCCGCCGCGGCCTGGGCGTGCTTGTGACCTGGCTCGAAAGTACCGAGCGGATTGATCCGGCCGAAGTAGGCGCGATCCCGGAACGACTTTTCGTCGCTGGTGACGCTGACCGATCCAGGATCGCGCGATTGCGGCCCGGTCAGACTCAGCCGGAATTTGATGTCGCCGGCCGCGAACCGGATCACGGGCCATTTCAGCCTGGCACCGGCCGCGGTCAGGATGGCGACAATCGGCCCCAGGCCATCCGTGGTCGGGGCTGGTGGCGCCTTGGCGCGATCGGTCAGGCTGGCAGCCAGAGCGGTTTGCTTCGGCGAAAGGGAGCGGGAAGCGAGCAGGGATTCAGCGGTTTCCCGATCCCGGCCGGACAGCCTCGGGAGCGATCGACGTAAGACCGCTTTGGGCGAGCCATCGGCCCCCCACGGCCTGAACATATCGTGCGGCATGGCGTGCTCCAAAAATGGAGGAAGCACGAGGGACCACCGGCCCCTCGCGACTGAGATCAGTGCTTCGCCATGACATTGAGGGAGAAACTGAGAGGCTTCCCGCACGGCCCAGAGATTGGCATGGTGCCACTGGTGGTACCGACCAGGCAGGTTTTCCCGGTCGCCGACGGCGGGGCGGCCGCAACCGTTTTCTCGGAAATGTCAACGGTGATTGTGAGAATGTCACCCTTAACGACGTGCGTTACATTGTGCATGTTACTCTCCTGAGTATAACCCCCAGCACAGCGCGGGAGGTTCAAGCGGGATGCTTGCCCATGCCAGGGGAACAAGCCCCTGGCAGTGGTAAACGTCACGCGGGAAGCGAACTGCGCGGCATGGCCGGCAACGGAAACCCAAGCGGGGGCTTGCCAGTCGTTTCCGATCCGATGAAGTCGAGCCCCCACAAATGGGCCGGCATGGATTGACCCGGGTCGGTTTCGAGGAGATCGACCAGAGCGGAAAGCAGGTCCTCGACGGTCCAGCAGTAGTGAGCAGCCAGGTCGCGCAACATCAGGTCGGTACTGTTGCGGACCGGGCCAGCGAATAAACCGGCCGGAGCGGCGGTTTCTGATCCGGGTTGCATGGCGGAGTACTCCGTTCAATGGACGCAAGTATAGCGTCGGATGGCCAAGTAACGGCTAAGGCATTTTGCCTCAGCCCATTACCCCATTGTTGACAGTTCAGGCGGTATTCTTGCCTTTGCCTTTACCCTTGCGAGAGACGCCAGCGGCAACCTTTGTCACGGTCGGCTCTGGCAGTGGCGCGGGTTTCAGAGCCTCAGCCTCAGGTACTGGCGCGGGCGGAACCTCAGCGGTCGGCTCTTCGACGGCGGGGGCTTCAATCGCGATATGTCCCTCAGCCTCAGCAATGCGAGCCTGGTAGACGGAGATTTTTTCGCGCCAGACCTGCGCCTTGTCGTTTGTTGGGTCGGCTTCCAACCATTTGACGGTGCGGGTGAGGTTCGACCTGGTTTGCGCGATGGCAAGCCCCATACTATGCGTGCCAATGGCAACGGCAGTGGCGTGCGGAACATGGCCAGCCCCTATCGGCTCGCACGGAACCATGACCACGAAAACGCCTGGCGCATTGGGGAACGTCGCGACACTGGGGGAACCCTTACCCTGGAAGAAACTGGTACCAGTCGCACCAATCGCGCGCGCCACGTCGGCAACCTTTTTGAGTACCCCTGGCGTGTAGGTTTGGGTTTCCATGCTGTCGCATGGCTCGCAGTCCCCTGCCAGCACCGGCCCCAAATAGTCGAGAACGTTGCGGGTGATGTCAGGGAAGCGCTCTGGCACGGGTGACAGGCGGAACGACACGTTGCGGTCGGCGCTTTCTAGGAAAACATGCGGCGACAAAGCGCTGTAGCCAATGTCCACACGGTAGGTCGCGCGGTCCTCTTGCGCGACATCAGCCTCGATAACGGCGAGGCGGCGCGCCAGGCCATCGGCGGGAAGTGTCACGCCATCGTCCATCCATGGCGCGATGGAGCAACGGCCCTCATCGGTGCCACGATTGGTCCACTGGCCGACCATGACGGTTGAACCATTGGCGGAGATCATGCGAGCGCTTTCGCCGTTGCGCTCCAATCGCACGCCACACAGAGCGGGGATTTTCGGATCGTTGCTGGCGGAAACCAGAGCGGCTTTCAGCCAGGCCAGCGAAACGGACTGGTACGAGATAGGGGAAACTTGTTCGACCCCAACATGAGGTTCGACAACGGTAAGCGCGTGCGAGGATTGGTCGGAACCATCCTCAAGATCAACGCCCATGTACGAGATTTCGTTCATAACCAAACACTCCAGCGAGTGAGACCAAAGCACAGCGCCATGGCCTGGATCAGAGAAGCGCCTGAGCGCCTTGTCTCTCTGATCTGTGTGTAACTTACGACCATTACCCGAAAAGAACAAGAACAATCGACGGAAATCCGACCGACAATCGCATGTATTTTGAGCATGGGGGCGTGGATGACAGTGGTACTGGGCAAGGGGAAACGGGCCGCGCGATCGGTCGCGCGTTTATCGGCCTCGCGCGCGCGCCTGAGTCAGCCGGTCAAGAGCGCTGCACAGAAGCGGCGGGAAGCGGTGCTGGCGCGCCAGGTGGCAGCCAAGGCAAAGGTCGTGGAAACCCTGGCGAGCGCTCTGTCACCCGCGGAAGCGGCGCGCGCGGCGGGGATTGCCTATGGCACCATGTTGCAATGGAAAGCCCAGGATGCGGCATTCTCAGCTGCATGGGACCACGCTTTCGAGGAGGGGACAGACAAGTTAGAGGATTTGGTCACCAAACGCGCCACGCTGGGGACGAAACGACCCGTATATCAGGCGGGTCGGCAGGTTGGCGAGGAAACCAAGTACTCGGATGAATTGTTGCTGGCGTTGCTGGCCAGGCGCCGGCCGTCCGCCTGGCGTAAGACAACGGTGCTGACTGGCCCAGATGGGGGACCTGTGCAGGTTCAAGCGGTGCGGGAGCGTATCCTGGGGAAACTGGCAGCTCTCAGCGGCCCAGATGTCGGCAAATAGCGTGCACCGTGTCCCGAAAACCGGCGAAAATGGCGGAAAACCTGGGGTTTTCGACCCCTGCGCACTGCGTCATTTGGGCAGGGGATCGGGTGGACCCGGGGGCGGTATGCCCTTTTGTATGCCGATCGGGCCGGAATGCAGCCCTCTCTCCGGTGTGACCTGTAGAATTCTGCAAAAACAATTTTCCAGCAAATGCTGGGTTTTCTGAAACCTCGCGCAATGAAATGCCCGACGGCAGCGCGACTGTGATCCCGGATCGTGCGTGAGCGCGGCGGCGCTGATTTCGGAAATTACGTGGAGTTGGCGCCTTGTCGCGGTTGAACGGTCGAGCGTCGGAGGCCGGGGACATCGCGGCCCAGTTCCTACGTCTGCCCGAGGACACCCGGCGGCAGTTCATGGGTTCGCTGACCGGTGAGGAACTGGTCGAGCTTGAGGGCGACATCGACGCGCGGGTGCGGGGTCACCTGGAGGACTGGTGCCTGCTGGCACTGAGCGCAGCCAAGCAACGACCGGCGGCGCACCATCGGTTGCTGATCGGGGCGTTGGAGGACGTGGCGAGCGGCGAATGCCAGCGGCTGTTCGTGGAGATGCCGCCGGGGTCGGCGAAATCGACCTATGTGTCCGATCTGTTTCCGCCGTGGTTCATGGCGAAGACGGCATCGCAGTCGGTGATCGCGACCTCGCACACGTCAGGGCACGCCGAATACTTCTCGCGGCGGGCGATGGGCCGGATCACGGAACATGGTTCGACTCTGGGCATCAGTCTGGTCGGCGAGGCGGCCGAGAGTTGGGGGACATCGAACGGTGGCGAGTACAAGGCGGCGGGCGTCGGTGGTGCGATCACCGGGCGGCGCGCCGATCTGGCCATCATTGATGACCCGGTGAAGGGTCGCCAGCAGGCGGACAGCCCGATCGAGCGGGCGGCGATGATGGAGTGGTACGACAACGACTTCCTGACCCGCCTGAAGCCGCAGGGGCGGATCATCATCGTGATGACCCGCTGGCACGAGGCCGACCTGGGCGGGCAGATCCTCGATCGCGAGCGCGACGACTGGCGGGTGCTGCGGCTGCCGATGGAGGCCGAGGACGCGGACGATCCTCTGGGCCGGGAGATCGGCGAGCGGCTGTGGCCCGAATGGTTCACCGAGAAGATGGTGGCCGACGCGAAGCTGGACCCCCGCAAGTGGGCCTCGCTGTATCAGCAGCGGCCCGCGCCGGCCGAGGGCGCCTTGTTCCTGGTCGGCAAGATCGTCGTTCCCGCCGGAACGCCGGTCGTGGTCCGCAAGGTGCGGGCCTGGGATTTGGCGGCGACCGAGGAAGGCACCCTGGTTGGCGCCGGCGCGAAGAAGAAAGCCGATCCTGACTGGACGGTGGGCGTGTTGCTTGGCCGGCTGTCGGACGGCCGGACGGTGGTGCTGGACGTGAAGCGGGTCCGCGGCGGTCCCGAGGTCGTGAACAAGCTGATCCTGGACACCGCGGCTGAAGATGGCCGGGCGGTCGAGATTGGCCTGCCGCAAGACCCCGGCGCGGCCGGCAAGTCGGACGTTGCGCACAAGACCTCGCTGTTGGCGGGCTTCACCGTGAAGTCATCGACGGAGACCGGGTCGAAGACGACTCGGGCTGGGCCGGTGGCCTCCCAGTGCAACGTCGGCAACCTGTTGATGGTGGGGGCGCCGTGGAACACGGCCTTCGTCGAGGAACTGAGGAATTTTCCGGCCGGCCGCTTCGACGATCAGGTCGATGCGTTGTCCCGTGCCTTCAACATGCTGGTGGTCGCGGCGAAGCCCGCCCGCAGCATGAATGTCCCGTACGGGGCGCGATGATCGCTTGACCGATTCAGAAAATATGAATTATGGTAGTCACCATAACAAACGACAGGGGAGGCAGCGATGGCGCGCTGGGCGAAGAAGGTCTGGACTGAGGCTGAGGATGCAATGATCCTCCAGAAGCGCGGCGAGTGCGCATCCTGGGACGCGATCACTGCGGCGTTAGGTAGTGTGACGCGGTGGACCGTGATCCAGCGCGGTGACGCGATCGGCGCCGTGCTGCCCGAGCCGGAAGAAGTCGAGGCAGAAGACCCCGATCGCCCGCCATATCCAGCCGGCCATCCGGTAACGTGGGGGCCGATCACCAAGGGAACATGCCTCGAAGGCAATCCCTACCCGGGGAGCCCGCCGGTCGCGGCGGAAACCCAGGCCATCATCGATTACATGGCGTTGCTTGATGCGGTGCGCGCCTGCAAAGGGAAAGTGAGGCGCGCGCATGTACAAAACGATCACGGACCTCATCCAGCCGGATAAGGACTTTCCGCCCCGCGTGCACGAGATCGATCTGCTCGACAGGGTGCTCAAAGGCCGGATTTACGACGTTCTGACCAAGGAATTCCACGAAGAGCGGGAGCACGGCGGCGAATATATCCCGCTGCGCAAGCGGCGCCCGTCGGTGCGATACAACCTGTGCCGCGTTGTGGTGCAGGACAGTGTGTCGCTGCTGTTCGGCGAAGGCCAGTTCCCCACGATCGAGTGCGAAGACCACGATCAACGCAATGCGCTGCGCACGCTGCTAAAGGAAGCCCACGTCGAGGACATCATGGCCGACGCCGCGATCCGCGGCTCGGTCGGGTCCGTGGCCATCCAGTTGCGGGTGTTGAGCAAACGGCTGTTCTTCAAAGTATTCGACACGAAGTTTCTGACGCCGTGCTGGCGCCTTGATGCGCCAGATACTCTGGCCAGGATCACCGAGAAGTATAAAGTTCACCGCGACGTGCTGCGTGCCAACGGATACTCGGTTTCCGACGACAATACGTGGTACTGGTTTCAACGGGTCTGGGACGATCAACGGGAAATCTGGTACCTGCCCTGGCCGGTGGTCGCCGAGATCACGGGCGCCGTGCAAATCCCGGTCGAGGACCCCGACCGCACTGTCACCCATGCCCTGGGCTTCGTGCCATGGGTCTGGATCCGCAACCTGCCGGGGGAATCCTCGACCGACGATCCGAACGACGGCGCCTGCACGTTCAAGGCGGCGATCGAGAACATGATCGAGATCGACTATCAGCTTTCCCAGGCCGGCCGAGGGCTGAAATACTCGTCTGACCCGACGCTGCTGATCAAAGAACCCGCTTTCGCCGAGCAAAGCACCTTCGTTCGGTCCCCGGCCGAGGCGATTGTCACCTCGAAGGAAGGCGACGCCAAGCTGCTGGAGATCAGCGGCACGGCGAGCGGCGCGGTGCTCGAATACGTCCGGTTTCTTCGCGAACTCGCCCTGGAGGCGGTCCACGGCAACCGGACCCTGGCGGACAAGCTGTCGGCGGCGCAGTCCGGCCGGGCGCTCGAACTCATGCACCAGCCTCTGGTCTGGCTGGCGAGCCACCTGCGCGAGAGTTACGGCGAGGGGGCGCTGCTGGCCCTGGTCAACATGGTCGCGAGAGTTTCGCGGACCATGGAACTGACCGTGAAGGGCGAGGCGGTGGCGCCGATCCAGGAAAAGACCGAAATCACCCTGCGGTGGGGGCCGTGGTTCAAGCCGACCGGGGATGACATGGTTTCGCAGGCCAATGCCGTGGCGACATGGCGCGCGGCCGGCGCGATCAGCCAGAAGACAGCCATCGCGATGGTTGCCGAGACAGTTTCCGTCGAAAACGTGGAGACCGAACTGACCGAAATCCAGGCTGACCAGAAGGCCATCCTGGCGGGTGAGGCGCTGGCCCCGAGCGGGTTGGCGATCCCCCAAGCCACCCCGAAGCCGAACGGCCCGAAGGGCAACGGCGGCAAAGGCAACGACTGATCGGCGCCGTCAGTCCGGATGGAGCGCTGAGATGGTCGTTCCGCAGAATCTCGCTTATCCTCGGAACAAGGCTCGTCACATTGGGCTTTCAGCCGATTTGGATGAACCCGTCGGCCATCTCCATCATTCCTCTAACGATACTCTCAACCCGCTTGCTACGTTGCTACGACCCGCCGAGACCTGACCGAAGGACACCACATGCTGGAGCCTGTAACGCGATTTTGGGTCAGGATATTCGGAGAGCGCACTACAGCGTCTGGAGTCCATATCGATGAGGCCGACATAGTGGGGTGCTATGTCTCCATTCTAGGGACCGTGCCAATACACAGGGCAGCCGATATCCAGCACGACGTCGACCAATATTTAAATTCAAACAGGAATCGATTCGGTGATATCGCATCGAATAATCTCTCTTCGTTTCCTGCTACCGACGAGGTCGCAACGCCAATTTATATTATCACACTAATCGGCAAGAAGCTCAGACGAATAGTGTATGTCGGGCAAGCCGCGTCGGCCACAAATAGATTCAAAGGGGGGCACAGCGTGCTGTTAAAATTGCTTAGCCCCAGACATAGGCATTTTGACAAGTATATATCCTTTGCTGTCATTGCCATATCGACCTCACAAGGAGAACGAGTTCCTGTAGAGTGGATTTCTCCAGCCGAGCTGCGAGGAGAAATTATTGATCATGTGGAGCATTCACTAATTTGGAAGTTTCAGCCGCGCTTGAACTCTAATTTGAAGAACACGGAACCCAAAGAATTTAGTTTTGCCATGAATTTTGAGGGAGATTCGAATGAATTCTTTGCTTTATCCGCTATTCGGGTAAGGGCGGCAAATCAACCTATTATCAAAGATACACCAATTATTCGACCTCCTCCTCCATGAGCATAATGGCCGGTTTTAAAGGATTCGCGCCCGCAAGCAGATTGTCGCGAACCCGCCCACAGCGGTCTTTCCGAAGCAGGGTGACCCTCCTGACCAAACACGGGCGGTTGTTGCTTCAGGCGGCCGGGAAGAACGCCCCGGCGACCTTTCAAAACCTCTGTGCCGAGGTGCCCACAACCCATGCCCTTGGGCACTTGACCCGGGGGACAACTGAAGGATTCGACGATGTTCATTCGCGGCGTGTCTGCGAACGAAATTCCGCGTGCGGCTGACGACGGAGGCGGCAGCGATCCGCCCCTTACTCCAAAGCCAGCGCCCGCACTGACGCCAACCCCGGCGCCCACGCCGAGACCGGGGCCGGAAACGTTTTCACGAGAGTATGTGACCGAACTTCGCGAGGAAAGCGCGGGCCACCGAACACGGGCCAAAACCGCCGAGGAAACCGCGACAGCGGCCAAGGCGGAGACCGCCAAGGCGAAGAAGGATGCCGACGACGCGATTGCCGCGGCGAAAACCGAAGCCGATGCGAAGGTCACCGCGGCCCAGACGGCCGCGAATGAACGGATCATCCGGGCCGAATTGAAGGCAGAGGCCATCAAAGCCGGGATGATCGATCTGGATGGGCTGAAATTGCTCGACACGTCAAAAGTCACGATCGGCGACGACGGCGAAGTGAAGATCCCCGACAAATTCTTCGAGGAAGCCAAAGTCGCAAAACCATGGCTGTTCGCCGCGGCGGGCACGAGCACATCGAGTACCGCGACCCCGCCCAAACCTGGCGATCCAGGTCCAAAGGCGGCGAAAGACATGACGGCGGACGAACGCAAGGCCGCTTTGAAGGGTCTGGGCGTCACCCGCTTCTGATGCCGCGCCGGCCCAGCTGATGCGCTTCGCGCGTTAAGCGCGGAGCCGCCGCCAACGCTTCGCCCGCCAAGGGCGGAGCCGTCACCAACGCGACGGGTGCGGACGGCATGCTCCCCGCATGTTGGGCTGGCGCACGCCTACCAGGTCCAGGTGGCCAGGGGCATCAAACAATCACATGAAAGGAACGCCCCATGGGCATTCAAAACTTTCCCGCGGTGCTCCAGCCGATCATCCAGCAAGGCTTCCTGGAGCACGCTTTCTATGAATCCCTGACGGCGACCACGGCATACCGGCAGATCGCCGACAAAGAGCCGTTCCCGGTCGGCGTCGGCGAAACTCTGACCAAGACCCGGACCGGCCTGCGCCCGGTGGCCACCACGCCGCTGGCACCGTCCACCAACACCAACTTCGACAACGGCCTGACGTCTTCGGTGCCCGGTGTCGAGCAGTACACCCTGACGGTGAACAAGTACGGCGATACCGTCGATCTCAACCTGGTCAGCCAAAAGGTCGGCATTCTCAATCAGTTCATGATAAATGCCCGCCAGCTTGGCGAACAGGTCGGGCGCACCATGGACGTGCTGGCGGCGAACGCGCTGTTCGGCGCCTACATGGGCGGCAACACCCGGGTCAACGCGACCCTGGGCGCACCGGCGACCACCCTGGGAGTCGATGATATCCGCGGCTTCCAGTATGTCTTCGTCAACGGCGTGCAGACGGCGATTTCGTCCGGCCATCCCCTCGCGGTGACCGTCAACGGCGTCGCGGCCAGCGTCACCGGGGCGACCGCGGACGGGACCAACATCTCGACCGCGCCAGGGGGCATTTCCGGCACCCTGACCACCGCCGCGAACGTCCTGGTGGCGAACGGCACCCTGGGCAATGCCGTGATCTCCGGCATCGCGCCATCCATCCTGCGGCCGAACGGCCGCGCGACGACGGCCGCGCTGGTCGCCGGCGACACCATGGCGATGATCGCCAACGTGCTGCAGGCGAAGACCAACATGCAGTTGAACGGCGTGCCGGCGATCAACGGTGCATATCCCTGCTATCTCGATCCGCAGGCGCTGCAAGGCTTGTTCTCCGACGCGGACTTCAAGCTGCTCTACCGCGGTGCCTATGGCAGCCAGGAATACAAGGAAGGCGAGATCATTTCGCTGCTAGGGATCCGCTTCACCCCGACCACGATGGCCCCGCAGCAAAACCTCGGCGGTCTGAACGTCCGCCGCGCGATCGTGGTTGGCGGCGGCGCGCTGATCGAAGCGGACTTCCCACTGGAAACGCCCGAGACAGACAACCCGTTGGCCGAGGTCTATACCCAGGAAGGCGTTCGTTTCACCAACCGGGCCCCGATGGACCGGTTGCAGGAGATCATCGCCCAGTCCTGGACCTGGACCGGTGGGTTCTGCGTCCCGACTGACACCACCGCCAACCCCACCGTGCTGCCGACCGCGACCAACGCCGCGTACAAGCGCGCGGTGATGATCGAGAGCCTGTAAGGCCATGGCAAACGCCCTCGCCAGGCTGAAACCACAACCAGACGCTTTGGCGCGGGCGTTGTTCGGCAAACCCCCAGGAGACAATTACATGTCCGAAACCGACGCGGCCAAGATCGCCGCCGATCTTGAGGCGACCGCCGCGCTGGCGGCGAAGGATGACCAGATCGTGACCCTGATGGCCCAATGCGCGGAACTCACGGGCCGAGCCGGGACCGCCGAGGCCCGAGTGCTTGTGGTCGAAGGCTGGCTTGGCGGCAAAGATGCCGAAATCGCGGCGCTGCGCGCCACCAACGAAAAACTTGTCGCCGAACTCGCCACCAGGCCGGCGGCGGCGACGCCCAAGGCGCCGAGCATTCGACTGATCGCCCCGCATGGCTTCATCGAAGACGGCAGCGGCATCCAACGCAACTGGCAGGCGGGCCAGATCGTGACCGATCCCGGCGAAATGGCGCTGCTGCGTGAGCGGAAGGCGCCGATCGTCGACGTCGTTTAACCGGAGGAGGCCCCGATGTCGGGCAGTATCAACCTATCGACCGACCCGTTCACCGATGCTGAGAAAGCCGACATCCGACGCTTCTGCGGTTATCCGGCGTACGGCGCTGGCCCGAGCGGGTTCCAGGGCTGGCGCTACTTCCAGGCGTACGGTCTGCTCGAGTACCGGCTGAATAATCTGGCCTCGGCCGAATATCAGGTCGTGCGGCAGTATCTGGCCACGCTTTACACGCTGGAGACCGCTGTCCCTGGTGCCGGTGCCAATCTGGACACCGACAAGGCGTCAGTCTGGACCCGCAACCGGGATGAGGTCACGGACCGAGCCGCGCTGTACAACGGATGGTGCGCGCGGCTGGCATCATTTCTTGGCCTTCCGACAGGCCCTAATTTCGGCAGCGGGTCCTCGTATTCGGTTTCGATGCAGGTTTGATGGACCTGTTGGTCGCGACATCAGGACTTAGTGCATCCGTGGCCGAGCTCGCCAAGCAGAAACTAAACACCACGGATGGTGAGGTGTTTCAGATCAGAAAGCGGTTTCACGTCTCTGACTCGGGTGCCTTTAAGATCGAGGGATTGAAGGTTGGTCAGTTTGGCCAACGGCGTCACGTTTTCAATTGGTGTTCCTCTGAGATCGAGTGATCGGAGATTTGTCAGCCCCCCGAGCGGTGCGAGATCAGTTACTCGCGTGTTCACAAGGTCAACCGATTCCAGGCTGGTCAGGCCGGCGAGCGGCGCGAGGTCTCTGACCCGAGTACCCCGGAGGTTGAGGATTTGCAGGTTAGTCAAGCCAGTGAGCAGCGTCGTTGCCTCGAAATTTTTCCTCCCGGATAAATTTAGCTGCCGTACGAACGGTCGCCACGATATTGGCGGAGCCTCCCCGTTGAGAATGAGGCGTGCGGCCTCCAGATCAACATCGATATCCTTTGAAACGCCTGAACCTCCATGCCGACTGGGAATCGCCGTATCAGGTTCGTCGAGAGGAAGTTGTGGACTGCTTCCCGCTGGGGGATTAATCTTGAGTTGCTCAATTAAAGTTGCGAATGCGAATCTGATATCACTTGGCAAATCAATTATCAGTTTCTCAATCGGCATCGTTGTCTCTGAGATAAAATCACCAACACGTTTTACAAATACCGACTTGGTCGAAAAATCAGATGCGGCTGCGGCTACATAAAATGCAGCCACAATTCTTACCCCTGCGAGCAGGAGATTTCTTGTCGATCCGACGACTCGGGTTTTGGCCTTTTGTCCTTGAAATTCCCCGCGCTCGGCTGCGCCCATCAACACGGCCACCCGCACGGCATCTTCCGCGGAGATCAAATCTATAGACTTCGCGGCGGCCAACACTTCTGACGAAGGTGCGAGTAACTCACTCTTTGTGAGAAATGCTCCTGCGGCATCATCAAGAGCGGTCACCGTCGGAAATCCACGCAGCCACGGTGCGGCGTTTCGGATGAGATGACTGAGGGATCGACGCACATCTGGATCGAGAGGACTCGCGGAAGCGTCTTTCTCCAGCTGGAGGCGATTGTCTTGTTCAATAAAGGAGCCAAGCGCGAGCGCAGCTTCGTAGATAAAGCCAAGTTTGAGGTGCAGACTCGCCACGTCACAATCTACGTTTTCGACAAATGCTTTGGCAGCAGCCGAAATGCCCTGCCAACCTGTCGAATTGTCCAGCCGAATGGCGAGGGGCAGGAACTGCTTGGCATTTCTTACAACAGCAGCATGCAGCTGTTGCATGAGCGGCTCCGCCGCCGCCTCCGCGTCCGAAAGATCGCCGGCAGGGTCCATCGCAATCCTTTCGGCGCGTTCGACCCATCGAGCTCCAACGGGCTCCTGACTGACCCCCGAAAGCCGCCTGATGTGGGTAACCGTCCTGGCCTTCGCTTCGATCTTTCTCCGTTCCTCGGCAGCGTGCCGGCGTTGTTCCTCCTCCGCTTGTCGGCGTGCTTCCGCTGCTGCTTCCAGGATGGAGGTCTTCTCCTGTTCGCGGCGTTCGGCGTCACGCTTCCTGGAGTCGCGCTGCTGCTCAACAAGTGCCCGTTGCCGCGCCGCCAGTTCAGCCGCGGTCATGGCCCGAGTTGGTGGGGCCGCCGGTTCTGGTGACGAGGTTGTCGTTCCCGCCGGGGCGCCAGTGCGCTTCCTGCGTACCTCCACCTGGACGACCTTGGACCGCCCGAGACCGAAATTTTGCCGCACGCTCCCAGCCTCGACGCTGCGGCTGAGTGCTAGTCGTCCAGCCGGCCGCTGACTTACTCGGCCCTTATCGTTTGCTGTGTCATCGCCGCCACTCATTTGCCTGTCAGCCCCTTTGGCTTGACCGAATGGGAAATCCTGTCGTCCGGCTGATCGGTCGTAGCACTAATTACATCACCATTGCCGCAGCCTGTATCAGCGTGTTCATTGCCAAGCAGATCCCCCGGACAATTCGAAGCCCCCCGATAAGAGTGGGCAGCCAATCACAATTCTAGCGCATGGCACCGTCCTTTGCCATGAGTGAAGCTCCAAGCAGCCGAGCTTAGCTTACCTCCGTCGAGGCGACCGCCTCACACGACGCGCGCCAGCTTCGGGGCGGGGACGGTCCTACATGCGGCTCCGAAGTATTCCCTGGTTGTCGCGGTTGAACTCCCTCGGACGAACGTCTTCCAAGCCATTGTCCTGGCTGCAACACCTGTCGCCCGCCCATTCGGACGCGGGAACGGCGCGGATTCGCAAACATCATGTCCGGAGGTAGCGATGGTTGATCAGGTGTCGATCCAGGCCCGGGTTAATAAGGGCTATGCCCACGCGGCGGCGGCGGCTGGCAGCGTCTGCCAGTGGTACCGCCCCTCCGGGCCGACGAACCCGATGGCGCCGGGCAATCTGCTTGGTCCGAAACAGGCGCTGATCAACACCAGTTCCAACCTATCCAACATCACGCCGCGCCAGCGGCAGAAGCCGGAGGGCTGGTACGCCGGGCTCGACATCACCGGGATCCAGATCGGCGATTACCTGGTGCAACCGGACGGCGACACGTATTTCGTGACGACATTGGACGATTTCAGCCCGGTGCGGCTGGTGCTGTGCAACGCCGTCGTCACCATCACGAAGCCGGCGATCATGCTGACCGTCGGATATAACCCCGGCTACGGCGGCGACGACCGGTCGGATGAGCCTGTCGTGGCGACCGGCTGGCCGGCGGCACTGATCAAAGGGCCACGCGGCGAGGTCGGCGACGCCAAGCTGCCTGGCGATGTCAAACTGCCCTGGGAAGAACTGCTGTTACCGCCGATCCCCGGCACAATCCTCCGCAACGACATGATCGTTACCTACAACGACGGCGCGGAAGATCGCCGCCTGATCCTGAGCATGGTTGAGCTGACCAGCCTTGGCTACCGCTGCACGGCGATCCTGGAGACCGCATGAGATGGCCGACAGCAGCGATGTGGAAATCGCCCTCGCCGGGCTGGTCGGGCGCGTGCTGTTCCCGAGCGGCGTGCAAGGCATCGGCGCCTATGACGACGCGGCGGCGGGCGGTTGGACCATGGCGAGCGCCTATGGCTCCCTGATGCCCCTGAATTCGGCGGCTGGGATGCCGGTGCGCGTCTACCGCGGCTGGCCGACGGCGCAGCAACTCGACCCCGACCTCAAAGCGGGCATCGCCCATGTTTCGATCTTCAAGGGCACCGGCATGGGGCGCCTGGCCACCGGTACAATGGACGAAGACAAGACGATCCCCGCGCCGCCCCCAACGATCTTCGCCACGGTCTCCGGCAACGCGGTGATCCTGTCCGGGGTGCCGAGCCCGCAAACTCTGGTCGGGCTGCTGATCGACGGCCAAGGGTATGTCTGGCCAGTGCAGCCGGGTGACACGCTGCTGTCGATCGCGGCCGGGCTCGCCTCCCAGATCGCCGGAGAAGGCAACCTGACGACGGATACCGGCGGTGCCATCCTCAATCTGGCCGGGGTGCCGATCACTACCGGCGATACGGCGATCATTACCCCGCTCCCCGATGGAACGGTGATGCTGACGTTCGGCACCACGGCGCCGATCGTGACGCGCGTCATGACCTTCGGCGGCACCATCAGGCGCGCGCGTCAGCAGACCGAGAGTTTCAAACTGACCTGTTGGGCGCCGTCGTGGCAGGCCCGAGACGCCATCTGCAAGTTCGTAGATCAGGAACTGGCGGATCTGCGATGGCTGCCGCTGCCCGACCAGGCGGCATGGATGCTGTGGACCGGGACGAGAAACGACGACGTGCCAAGTAAAGCCGCTTTGTGGCGGCGCGACGTGACTTACAACGTCCAGTACTACACCACCGTTACCCGGTTTGCCCCGCCGATGCTGTTCGGAGTGCTTGTCCACCTGGCAGTCGAGGCCGACGCATCGGCCACCACAACCATCCTGTAGGAGAACCAAATGCCGATCGTCCAAGCGGGCGCCGTGAACACCACGGCGCTGCTGGTGCCGGACGTTTATGTGCAGATCGTCCCGCCGCAAAACCTGACCCTGAACGGCGTGCCCACGGATGCCATCGGCGCCGTCGGCACGGCCGCGTGGGGACCGGTCAATATCCCTTCCAGCGTCGCCACGATGGCGGACTATGCCAAGCTGTTCGGCCCGATCCAGGCCCGCAAGTATGACCTGGGAACCCAGGTCGGCACCGCGGTCCAGCAAGGCGCCCAGAATTTCGAGTTGGTCCGGGTGACCGACGGGACCGATGTCGCGGCTGCCGCGTTCTTCAACGGCACCGCGGGGTCGAACTGTGGCTTCGTGGCGACCTCGCTGTACACCGGTTCGGCGGCGAACGGCGACACGCTGACCCTCAACACCGGGTCGAAGGCGGGGTCGTACAAACTGAGCGTGGCGCGGCCCGGCATCCCGCCGGAGATTTACGACAACCTGACCGGCGCCGGCGCGGCATTCTGGACCAACCTCATCGCGGCGGTGAACAACGGCAACGGCCCGACCCGGCCGCAGTCGCAGTTGGTCACACTGTCGGTCGGGGCCGGCGCCAACGCATCGGTCGCGCCGAGCAGCCTGACCCTGCCGATGATCATCACCCTTGGCACCGGCACCGGCAGTGTAGTCGGCGTCGATGGCGTGGCGACACTGAGCGGTGCGGTGCTGATTGGGCAGGACGCCATCCCGCGCAAGGGGATGTACGCGCTGCGCGAAAAGGGCTGCTCGATCATCCTGCTCGCGGATGTCGACGACAGCACGCAATGGAGCACGGAGGCCGCGTTCGCGCTGTCCGAAGGCGCCTACTGCGTCACGGTCGGGCCGGCCGGGGATACCATCGCCAACGCGATCACAGCCAAGGCCGCGGCCGGGCTCGACTGCTACGGCGTCAAGCACATGTTCGGCGACTGGCTGTGGTGGAACGACACCGTGAACGGCGTCACGCGGCTGGTCTCGCCGCAGGGCTTCGCCGCGGGACGGCTGGCGAACCTGTCGCCCGAGCAATCCAGCCTGAACAAGCAGATGTATTCGATCGTGGGCTCGCAGAAGTCCGGTCAGGCCGTCTCCGGCCAGGGCGGCGTCTACGCGGCCAACGATCTCGCGCTGCTCGCCGGCGCCGGTATCGACGTGATCGCCAACCCGTCGCCTGGCGGGAACTATTGGGGCGTGCGGATCGGCCACAACTCCAGCAGCGATCCGGGCCGCAACGGCGACAACTATGTGCGGCTGACCAACTATCTCGCCAAAAGCCTTGATGCCGGCATGGGGATTTACGTCGGTGAGACCGTCAATCTGGCGCTGCTGCGGCGGATCAAGGGCACGCTCAATTCGTTCCTGACCAACATGCTCAATCAGGGCCTGCTCGGCAGCATCGACGGCAGCCTGCCGTTTTCCGTGGTGTGCGACGCGACCAACAATCCGCAGTCGCGCACCGGCCTGGGGTACGTGCAGGCCAACGTGCAGGTGCAGTACCAGGCGATCAACGAAAAGTTCCTCATCAACCTGGAGGGTGGCCAGACCGTGCAGGTGTCCATCCAGCCGGCGTAACCCCCACCCTTTTTCCCCCATGGCAACTGATCGGAGACAGCAACGATGAGCGGCACGACCCCCGTCCCACTTCTGGACTTCTCGACTGGCAACGATTGCAAAATCATGCTGATCGTCGACACCATCGGCGAGGTCCAGCCAACCCACATCACCGGCTTTCACGCGACCCAATCCGTCGCCAAGTTGCAGGTGAAACGACTGAGCAACACGCCGATCCCGAAGTCCATTCCGCAGGGCTGGGGCGGCACCATCACCCTCGATCGCGGGGACAGCACGGCGGACGACATCGCGTGCGCGATGGAGCAAGCGTACTACAGCGGGCAACGCCTGCCGGGCGCGCAAATCTACGAGTACATCGAGGAAGCCGACGGATCGACCTCGACCTATCTGTTCGAGAGCGTTTCGTTTGAACTGACCGACGCGGGCAGTTGGGTGCAGGACGTCGCGGTCAAACAAACGATCACATGGCAAGCCAGCCGGAGGCGCAGACTGTAATGTCGGACAATACGGAAACCGAGATCGGGGCTGGCGCGCAGCCGCCGACAACGGGGCGGACGACTGATGGCCAGGGCCGGGAACTACTGACCCTGAAGGATGGCCGCGTGCTGTCGCTGCGACCGGCCGGCGACATGCTGACCATGATGGACGTGTTGGAGGCAGCGGGCGTCGATGCGCGCGGCCAGCAAACCGAGCGCGTGCTGCACAATCCAACGTGGATCGGCAACGCTAACATCGCCTGTCAGGTGGCGGCGTTCGATGGCGTGCCTCAGCCGCTGCCGCGCAGTCTGCCGGAACTTCGTGCGCTGATCGGCAAAGTCGGACGGCAGGGCATGACCGCGTTGACCCAACGGTGGTCCGAGAGCGCGGCCGACGCCAACGAGGAAGTGGCAAAAAACTAAGCCGGCATCCCGCCGTCCGGGAATTGCTTCTGCTGCTGGACGCCGGGGTGCCGTGGGATGTCGCGATCGGCATGTCGCCCACGCGGCGCATGGCCTTTCGGGTCGCGCGCGGCGAGTTGAACGGCCGCCCCTTTGATTGGAACACGAAACGTTTCAAGGATCGCGTCGTCGACTGGCCGCCGGCCGTCGCAAGGAAAAGGATTGAGCCATGATGGAGTTCGATAGCCCAGGGGCTTTCGCTGACCACCTGATGCGTGTCGCGGCCAGGCTTCCGTCCGCCGAAGCGGTGGCGATGGATCACGGGGCAAAGGTGATCCAGGACGCCGCCAAGGAATCCCTGGGGCATTACCAGCCGGCCGCCGGTCCGTTCGGCGCGTGGCCCGAGCTGGCCGAGCGCACCCGCGAAGAACGTTCGTTGCAGGGGTACACGGAAGACGAACCACTGAAACGATCAGGCGTTCTGGGCGGGCACATCGAGCGGTGTGCCGAAGCGCGTGAGGCAAGGGTCGGCGTGCCCGACATAGAAGTCTCGCACGAGTATGACAGCCGGCCGGTGAATATCGGCGCGGTCGCCGAGGATCTGGAATTTGGCACCGTCGATATGCCGCCCAGGTCGTTTATCGGCCATGCGGCGTTCGTTCATGGCGAGGGCGCGGCCGGGGTCGTGTTGAGCATCGTCGCCGCGCACGTGTCGGGGCTGACCGCCTCGAAGAAGTAATCCAACGGAGAACGCGCCATGCTCGAAGCATACCGCATCGGCATGACGATGACTCTCGGTGGCGACGTGTCCGGGGCGCTCGCGAAGATCGCCGGGCAGTTCAAGGAAATCCAGGAGCTCGTGCGGCAGACCAACGGCCTGATGGCGAACATGACCAAGACCATGGGGGCCATGGGCGGGGTCGGCACTGCCGCCAGCGCCATGGGCAAGGCCGCGACCGACCTCAACAACGCAATGCCGAACGTCGCGCGGCAGGCCGAGGCGACGGCGACGGCGATGGAACGGGCCGCGACAGCCGGGCGCGAAATGCTGCGGCTGAGCGGGCCACCGCCGATGCCTCTGCTGACTTACAATCCCACCGGTTGGACCCCCAATGGCCCAACTCCCTATGGGTATAACGAGGCGGGGTATCCGTCCGGCAATGCAATCCCGTTGCTTGGCCCAGGCCCGCGGGCGGCGCAGAGCAGCGGGCCGCGGAACGCCTTGGTGAACGTTCCGCAGCCGTACAGTCCGAACTTCACGATGGGTCCGGGAATGCAATGGCCTCCCGGGGTGCCACCGCTTCCCTATCCGGGCGCGCCAGGTCCGGCCGGCCCCTCGCCACCGGCAGTGCCCGGCGGGATCGTCAATGCCGGCGTGAAGCTGATGATCCTCCGCGGGATATGGGATGAAGCCGTCAACATCGTGACCGCTCCGTTCAAGGAATCCGTGAAAGCCGACACCGAAATGATGCGGCTCCGGCTGCTGGGGGTCGATGAAGCCGATCGTATGGAGGTTCAGAACCTCGCCCACCAGGTCGCCGACGAGTTGCCGCGCACGTACGATGAAACGCTGTCCGACTTCCGTCACCTGCGCGCCGCGTTCGGTGAAGACGGCAGCGCCAACCCAAACAAGGCCGCCTTGTATGCTCTTCCGAAGATGGAGCGGGCCGCGGTCGTGCTTGCCAACACAACGCATGAACCGGTCAACGACGCGCTGATGCGCATCTACAAGACGGCCGAACTGGGCGGCGATCTGACTGATCCAGACACGCACGACATCAACCCGGCCAGATTTGAGGCGGGCGTAGACGCCGCCGTGCGGGCATTGGAGGCCGCGCAAGGCATGGTCGGAACTCGCGACCTTTACAACATGGCGAAACAGGCTGGCCCGGCGCTGCGCATGATCACTGACCCGGAGGCACGCTACGCCTCCATCCTGGCGCCTTTGATCGATCTTGGCGGCGCGCGCACCGGCACCGGCCTGACCGCAGGTATGCGGCAGTTCATGGGCGGGTCGATGGCGCGGCACTTCGCCGAGGAAATGCAAGATCTTGGCCTGATCAAGCCGGGCAACCCCTGGAGAGAGTTGATGCCGCCCCTGGGCCGTAACGGGCCGATCATCCTGGACAAAGACGCCGTTCAGGACGGCGCGCTCGACATGATCCAGAAAGAAGGGTTCTTCGCCTGGAGCCAGAAAGCGCTGAAGGCCGACCTGGAAGCCAAGGGGATCACGTCCGCCCCTGACATCAACCGTGAAACGTATCGGTTATTCAGCACCGAAACGTTCCGGCGGATCATGTCGCTGTACACCACGCAAGCCCAGCAGGTGGTGCGCGACGCGGCGCTGATGAAGAAAATCCCGCACATCGATGAGCAGATCGAACTGCTTAAAAAAGACAGCCTCGCGATGGACGCGGAGAGTTTCAACGCGGCCTACAGCAACATGCTGTCGCGGCTGGGCGCGAACCTCAAGCCGGTTGCACGCGCCGCGTTGGCGGCGGGAACATGGATGTTCAAACCGGCGAACGGCCCGGACGGGGGATCGGGGATCATCGACACCGCCCGCGAAGCCTACTGGGGCGGCGACGCGGCGACCATCGCCGTCGGGGCCGGAGCGCACGGTGGCCACCCGCTCTACCGGCAGGGCGCACCGCCGAACCTGTTGCACTTCAAGGATCAGTACAAGCCCGAAATGGAACCGGAGCGGCAGGGCTCGAATGCTCCGATGCCTGGAGCGAACGGGTCGTGGCTCGCCGAACTTACGAAGTCGATCACCGAGAGTTTGATCGGTGTCGCGCACGCGGAAACGGGCCGCCCGATCACGATGACAGGCACGGTCATGCTTGATGGCCGGGCGGTCGGCCAGTTCATGGGGAGCGCGGCGGCGCGGGCCAACGATCTACCGGGCAACGGGCCGTCCGGTCCTGATCCGCGCGCCGCCCCGGCGATCGACCCCGGCTTCACCTGAGAGGATCACCATGGCCAGTTCGTTTTCGGGCCTCGCGTCGATCGCCGGCAAGGCGGGGCTGATCGGCGAGCTGCTCGGCGTCGACAAAGACGACGTCACGCTGGGCAGTTTCGTGTTCGATGCCAACTCGGTTGAGGTTCCGGGCGAAATGCCCTGGGGCGTCAAACAGCAAACCGCCCGGCATCTGCTGCCGGGCGGCGTTGTTGTCATCCAGAGCATGGGTGCCGACTGGCCGCAGATCCATTGGAAGGGTTATTTCGAGGGGCCGACCGCTTCATCCCGCTGTGCCGCGGTGGCGAAGCTGGCAAAGATCGGCGATGTCCTGACGCTGACCTGGCTCGATCGCGTGTTCCGGGTGGTGATCGCGGAGTTCGATGTCGTCGACATCACCGACGCCTGGGCTTCCTACCGGATCAAATGCGACGTGATGGCGGACACGCCGCCGGTGCCGCCGGGTCCGAGCCTGGGCCAGCAGATCATCGGGGACATCAGCAGCGCCGTCGGCTTCAACGTGGCCGACGCCGCCAGCCAGGCGGCGACGGTGCTGGCGAAGGTCCAGCAGGCCGCGAGCGTGATCAGCGTCTTTACCGGTGGCACCGGCCCGTTCGCGAAACTGGCGAGCGCGGCGGGGATCGCCGGTGGCGTGATCGGCGGCGCGGTTCCCTTCGCCGAGAGGGCGATCAATGCCGGTGCCGGCGTGGTCAACAGCGCCTCATCGGCGGTGACCTGGCTCAGTGGCGCGGTCACCAACACCGGCAATCTGGCGCAGGCGACGGCGGCGAACGGGTATGTGACCCGCCTGAACGCCAACCTCGCGGGGGCGAGCCACTGATGCAACAGATCACCTTCACCGATGGCAACCTGTTTCAGATTGCCGCGGACCATCTGGGCGATGCGACGCAATGGGTGCGGATCGCGCAACAGAACGGCAACATCGTGGATCCGTTCTTCACGGGGTCTTTGACCCTGACCATTCCCGACCGCAACCCTGACGCCGGCGGCGGCATCGTCAATCAGTAATCCGGAGGCGGCATGAGCGTCACGACATCGCCCCTGGCGCCCACGGCGCCGGGCAAGAGCCTCAATGATCCGTTCGCCGGGCCACGCGGCGAGCGGCCCAGAATGCGGGTGGTATTCGCCAGCGGATCGACGGTGCCGACCCCGCCATTGACGGCGGCGCAGCAGGAACTGGTCGCCGCGCAAACCGACCTGGCGTCGAGGAACCCGTCGCTCACGGTGCCTCCGGCGCAAACCCCGGCGCCGGTCACCGGCTGCTCGGCGATGACCATCACATCGACCAACAATTACTCGGGCGACACGTTCAACGCATCGCTGGCACCGGCCAGGAGCGCCACCGGGCCGGGGAGTTTCGAGTGGTGGTGCGCTCAGGACAAGGTGACCGTCCTGTTGCAAATGGGCTGGGTTGGCGCCGGCGCCGACGAAAGCCAGGTCGCCTGGATCACCATGCTGACCGGCATCGTCGATCATGTGTCGAGCGATCCGATCCAGGGCACCGTGGACATCGACGGACGGGACCTGACGGCGCTGCTGCGCGACAGCGAGCGCACGGTGAACGTGACCAACCAAACCACCAGCGAGGTCGCCACGGCGATCGCCACGTCGGTTGGACTGACCCCGGTGGTGACCGCGACCACCACACAGGCTGGCAAATCCGCCCATGGCGATTATGGGCAGGCCGGGCTCAAGGGCGGCAACCGGGCCGGTAACAACTGGGATGCCCTGGTCGAGCTGGCGCGGCAGGATGGCTTCGACCTGTTCGTGCAGGGGAACGAACTGCACTACCAGCCGCCCGCGGCGATGGATTCCCCGCCATGGGTGGTGTCGTGCGTGCTGGACCCGGCGACCCGCGTGCCGAAGTCGAACGCCATCAACCTCACCATGAACCGCAAGCTGTTTCTGGCGAGCGGGGTTCAGGTCAGCGTGCGGAGCTTTCATTCCCAGACGGCGGAACTGGCGACCGCGCAGGCCGGTTCGAGCGATGCCAACGCGCGCCAGTATTCCGTCGTCCGACCCAACCTGACCAACGCCCAGGCGCAGACGCTGGCGCAACGGTACGTCGACGAACTGATGCGCCATGAGAGAACGATCACCGGCTCGGCTCCCGGCGATCTGGTGCTCACGCCGCGGGTGATGATGTCGTTGGCCGGCACCAGGACGCCGGCGGACCAATCGTACTATCCGCTGACCATCACTCGCACGATCGACAGTCGGGGCTTCGTGATGCAGTTCCTGGCCAACAATCGCTCTCGCGAGGCGCAGGCGCTGGCCGACAGCCAGGGAACCGCGGCAAGCGCGCCGAGCCCAGGCCGGTTCGAGCAGGGGACGAAGCCCGCGTTCATCCCCGAAGCCGGCGCGATCCCAACCACCACAGGATAGTCCGATGCACGGTCTGGTCGAGTTGTCGAAGGCCCATGCGGCGCGCGCCACGGGCCGGCTCGCGCAAAATCGCATCGGTCTCGTCACCAGCTACGATCCCGCCACCGGCATGGCGAAAGTCGAGTATCAGCCGGACGGCGTGTTATCCCCCTGGCTGCAACGGACGGCGCCGGTGGTCGGCAACGGCTGGGGGCTGCACGCGCCGCTGCCGATCGGCGCGATGGTGCTGGTGGCGCCGGTCGAGGGCGACGCCGACGCCGGGGTCATCATCGGAACGATTTACTCGGCCAAGGCGCTGCCGCCAGGTGCCGCGGACGGCGAAGTCGTGCTGCGGTCCGAAGCCGGGGCGGTCATCGAGCTGCTGGCAGGCGGCAAGGCGATCTTCAAAGACGCGGCGGGAACGTCGCTCATCGCCTCCGGCGACGGCAACGCGACACTGACGGCGCCTGGCACATTCTTCGTCCACTGCGAGAGTTTCAACGTGCAGGCTTCAGTCGGAGTCACGATCCAGGCGCCGATCACCAACGTCAGCAACGAACTGGACGTTGGTGTTGGCCCGATCAAACAAAACGGAACAACGGTGATCGTGCCATGACGGACATTTCCCACTACTTCGGCGAAGACCTGTCGTGGAGCCCGACCGGAGACCTCGCCGTCGCCGGCACCCCGGAGGTGACCACCCAGCGCGTGCTGCGGCGCCTGATGACGGCGCCGCTGAGCTACCTGTGGAACCTCGGCTATGGCGCCGGCCTGCCAGCCATGGTCGGTCAGGTGGCGAGCGCCAGCGCGATCCGCGGCGCGGCGGGCGATCAGATGCTGCAGGAGGCCGGTGTGCTGCAAAGCCCGCCGCCGACGGTGAAGGTCAAAGTCACCAACACCGGCTTCGTGTTCGCCGAGGTCGCATACGGCGACGCCGCCACCGGCACCACGCAACCTCTCACCGTTCCGCTCTCGTAAATTAACCAAAGTGTTAAAGCGATAATGTGAGGTAATTCCATGCTTCCGCTCCTGACCTTCTCGGTGCTGCTGGAGCGGTTCGCCGCGACGGTGCAGGGCTCGGCCGCCGTCGCGTTGGATTTCACGATCGGCAGCGTGCTGCGGGCGCTCGGCGAGGCCGTGTCATCGCTGTGCCTGTGGCTGCAATGGCTCATCTTCCTGGTCGGCCAGAAGATCCGCGCCGCCACCTGCGTTGGCAACGATCTCGACACCTGGATGGCGCAGTTCGGCGTCATTCGCCTCCCCGCGGTAGCGGCGAGCGGGACGGTGACGTTCTCGCGCTACACGCCGACCAGCTCGGCGCTGGTGCCGGTCGGCGCCACCGTCAAGACGGCGGATGGCGCGACCACCTATCTGGTGATCGCCGATGCGACCAAGCCGTACTGGTCGGCCACGAACAACGGATATTTGATCCCGGCGACATACGCATCGGGCGACGTGACGGTGCAAGCCATGGTCGGCGGCGGGAGCGGCAATGCCCTGGCCGGCTACATCTCGCTGATCGCCACCGCGATCTCCGGCATTGATACCGTGAGCAACGCGCTGGCGTTCACCGACGGGGTTGACGCCGAGAGCGACACGGCCTTCAGGGCGCGCTTCACGGTATTCATGGCGTCCCTGGCGCGGGCGACGATCGCCGCGATCCAGTATGCGATTTCCACGGTACAGGTGGGGCTGACGGCCACGATCCAGGAAAACATCGCGGTCGGCGGCGCGGCTCAGGCGGGCAACTTCGTCGTCACGGTGGATGACGGCTCCGGCAGTCCGCCGAGCGGCGTGCTCACCAACGTCGCGATGGCGGTCGATGCGTACCGGCCGGTGGCGACATCGTTCAACGTGCTGGCTCCGACGGTTGTCACGGCGACCGTGGCTCTGACCATCACGGTGGCGGCGCCGGGGTCCAAGACGTTGCTGGAACCGCTCGTGGCGACGGCGATCAACGCTTACATCAACAGCCAGCCGATGGGCGGAACCCTGCTGATCACGCGGCTGTACGTGATCGCGTATTGGGTCGACCCGGCCATCACGAATGTTTCGGACCTGACCATCAACGGCTTCACCACCGATGTCGCCGCCTCCCCTGCGCAGGTGATCAAGGCCGGCGTGACAACGGTAAGCTGAGAGAGGTCAACCAATGGCGACCGGAGACACGAACGACATGGTGGCCCGGCTGCGGTCGGTGCTGCCGTCCCGATGGTTTCCCGACGTGGCGCCGGTGCTTTCGTCGGTCCTGCAAGGCTTCGGCGCGCAGTTCGCCGCGGTCTATGGCCTGTATGCCTGGCTGCTCGCCCAGACCCGGCTGGCCACGATGACCGGCTGGATGCTCGACATCTTCGGGCAGGACTTCTTCGCCGCCACGATTTTCCGGCGCAAAGGGGAATCCGATAGCGCCTGGAGGGCGCGGCTGGCGCGGGAGTTCTGGCGCGAACGCGCGACGCGGGCGGCGGCGGTGCGGGCGGTGTCCGACATCAACGGGGTCGCGCCAATCATCTTCGAGCCGACCCGGCCAGCCGACACCGGCGGCTGGGGCGGCACCCTCATGACCGGCACCGGTCTCGCCTACGGGCGGGCGGGCGGCTACGGCTCGCTTGAGTTGCCCTACCAGTTCTTCCTCATCGCGCTGCGCGGCTCGAACAGTCCGATCGCCGGCGCCATGGGGTACTACGAGGGCACCGGCTGGGCCGGCGGCGGCTATGGAGTCGGCGGACTGGAGTACGTGATCGGAGGCTGGTCGGTGGGCCAGGTGACCGATGCCGAGATGTATGCGGCGGTCGCCAACGTGCTGCCGGTCTGCGCCACCGCCTGGATGGCGATCGTGTACGCGTCCCCCTGGGGCGTGCCACCCAACCCCGTGACAGGACTGGCCGCAGGATGACAATCACCGCGACAACGGTTGATCTGGCCTGGACAGCACCGGCCGGCGCCGTGACGGGTTACGACGTGCTGGCCCGGGTCAGCGGCGGCGGCTGGACACAGGTGGCGAACAACGTCACCGGCACCAGCTACACCGTGACCGGACTGACGCCGCTCACGGCGTACGATTTCATGGTCTTCGCGCTCAACTCGGCCGGCCCCGGAGCGGGCGCCATCGCCTCCGCGCAAACCATCGGCGCCGTTCCGAACGCGCCCGGCGGTTTCGCCGCCGCCGCGGGATCGCCAGCCTACAGCGCGGTCAACCTGTCGTGGACAGCTCCCACGACGGATCCCCTGCATGGCCCGGCCGCGAGCTACACGGTCAGCTACCGGGCGAACAGCACCGGGGCCTGGACGGTCGCGCAATCCGGCATCACCGGCCTGAGCGCCACGATCTCCGGCCTGTCGCATTCGGCGCTGTACGGCTTCCTGGTCGACGCGATCAACGCCATCGGCACCAACGTCGCCGGAGCGACAACCACCCTCACCACCGATGTCGCGGCGCCCAACCCGCCCACCATTACGGCGGTCACCGCGCCGGTCGACGGCACCACATCGAAACTGGCCGTCACGTTCACTGGCTCGGCGATCGACGGCACGCACGACGCGGCGACCACATACGACCTGCGGTGGAGCGTGCACGGCGCCGGGAACTGGACCACGGTGGCCTCGGTCAGCAGCGGGGCGGTCATTACCGGGCTCGCGGCCGGCACGTCCTACGATATCCAGATGCGGGCCTGGAACGCTTCGACCGGTGCGCCATCCGCGTGGACGGCGAGCACGACGGCGGGAACCTGGACGTGCGGCTTCGTGGTGGTGAACCCGCTGCCGACACCCTATTCGTTCGCGCACGACAGCTACCCGATTACCCAGGTCACCGTCACGGGCACATTCACCACGGTCGAGGGCGCCTGGGGCAGTTCGCCGACCGTCGAGCCGACGAGCGGCTGGACGGCGTTCTCCGCCTACTCCGGGATGATGGTGCAGTATCTCGGCGGCGGCGCCTCCGCCTCGATTGGGACCGTCTGTCTCTGGGTCCGGGCAAAGAACGGCTCCAGCGTCGTCATCGGCGAAATCGCGGCCAGCGGCTACACCACGACCTGATCCATGTCCTCGGGCCTGACCCGGGGAACCACCATCGGACCCCTGGGCAGTGGGTCAGTTTTGATGTCACTTACCGACCCCTATGCATAGGACCAAACTATGCAGAGCAGCGCGTGCGATTGATGTGTTTGTTGGGTTCCAGGCAACATCGGCAGCGGTTGAACTCGACATAGTTTGATCGGTCTCCTCAGGTGGAA